AGGTTGGCTTTATTCAGGTTGGCTCTATGCAGGTTGGCTCTATACAGGTTGGCTTCTTCCAGGTTGGCTTCTTCCAGGTTGGCTTCTTCCAGGTTGGCTTCTTCCAGGTTGGCTTTAAATTTAACACATAAGTCAGTCAAACTTAAATTTTCATCTTCTTCAATAATTTTACCTGTGTAATAATTTAGAATTTTACTCATTTTCTCTTTTCTCCTATTTAAAATTTATATTGTATAAACACCTTTACATAAAGGCATTAAAAAAACATCGCTTGTTAGGTGAAGGTATGACCTCTCTTCGTTATCCCATTTTACTTTTATGTCTTCTTTTCTGAAATAACTGTCTGTTTGTTTAATTCTATTTAAGTACAAGTTAGCGAAAAAAAGAGATGTAAAGTACAGAACTTGACCTTGTTTATTTGTGTACTTTAGTAGTGTGTTATGTGTCATTTTTCTTTCTTCCTTCCACTCCTGATTTACACGGGCTTGTGACCGCCTATTGGCTCAGTTAGAAGGCCCGGAATTACACCGGGCTTAGAAGGTAGAGAAAAAAAGATTCTAGATTTCTTTTTTCTCTACAGATTTACCTGTCAGGGTGTCGAATTGGTTACTTATTTTGAATCCTTCTCTTTCAAGCTTTTCAATCACTGCTCGTCTGACAAAGTCAAAAGCTTTTCCGGCGTTTTGGTAATTACCAAACGGATTCAATTTTGCACACTCTGAACAAAACCCGTCCGACGGTAACGAATAATCTCCGATTGAATGATACGCTAATGAAATAATTTCACAAGCTTCTTTAATTGCATCTCTCTTTTCCATTTTCTTTTATCTTCCTTCTTTCAAATTAGGTTAACATTTAATTTATTAACCTTATAATACAAATATAATACATTACTGATACAAAGACAATAGTAATTTTGAAAATAAAAAGAAAAATTCAAATTATTTTATCGAATTATCCTCCAATAACTCGATTTTGTTAGTTATGTAATAGTCCTTCTCCTGGTAAAACGTATTATAATCGGCTTGACCACAAAAATCATCGACTGTTGTTTTTTCTTCTTTAGTCATACTCCCATATTCTTTTTTACCAAAACCAGGGGGCAACCAACCTTTTTTCTGACTCCCAAAAATATTGAATTTGTTTAGTAGTTCAATATCTGTAAATTCGATGTGGAGCGTACCTTTTTTATAAAAAGTGAGTCTGAAATATTTACACTGAATTTTTCCTGTTCTCCCTTCCGTCTTAGCCTGTGTGAGTGTCTCGGTCAAATCTGTGTGACTGTTTTTATTTTTTGCCAAATAGTTTAATGTCTTTTCTATGTCCGTTAGTTTATCTAACACTTGATAGTTGGTAGGATTGAATTTTCCTTGCCAATCGTGAAATGCGCCGTATAACGGAATAATTACTTTTTGATTTATTTTCCATGATTTATTTGTTTTCCACCCACTATAATAATGTATGTTTTTTGAATCTTCATTATCCCAATTGTGTTTTCTAGACAGATCGTCAAACAGAGTGAGTATTGTTGTTTCTATAGTTGTAACGTACTGGCCAGAGATTTCCTGTTGTATCTGTTCAATATTAAATTCTGAAAAATCATAACCCGATAAAGATTCGATCTTTGACATAAATTCACCCCTTACTTTAGATGTCATAATCGAATGAAAGTTTTTTGAATTAAAAAGTGTAGTCCAATATTTTGATCTGATTGATTTCACTAGTTCATTAACAGCTTGTTTGTCGTTATCTACAGAACCACTATTCGAGTCCGTCCCTATGTGTAATCTAAAAAGCCGATTATCATAACACTCTTCCCCTTCAAAATATTTTGTTAGTTGTTTGGAGGTAGAAAAAAATTCTTGAATAAGTTTTATCCCTAATCTTATCTCAAAATTATATTGACTTATAATCATTTTAATAAAATCTGAATAAACTAATGTATCACTATTCAATTTAGTCTCGTCTAAAGAAGACGAAGAAGGCTCAGATTTTTTAAGCTTCTCTAATATATCTCTTTGTTGACAATCCGTGTTAGGGATATCAATTCTGATAATTGCGATTTCAACACTCGTTTTCTTTTCTGCTTTTTTAAACTCGTCTGAAATGAATTCAACTTTAGCGTCTAACACTCTTAATTTTTCTTTTAAGTCTTTGCGTGTTTGACTGTACGGATTTTTAATTGTTTCAGCGTTTAATAAACAACGTATCTGTCCGCCAAACTGACATAATTCGATAGCCTTTAGAAGGTGTTTATCCCCTTCACTAAAGGGGGGATTCATAGCGATTAGATCGTATCGCTTGTAAGTGAAAAAAGAAAGAAAATTATCGTGGACAATTCGGCACGGTTTATCTTTCAGCACAGACCGTAATTCTTTGTTAGGCTCTATGCAATCTACTTTCGGCGCTCGGTCTCGGTATTCCCAACCAGAATATTTATTATTGACATAGTCTAGAATGTTTCCTGATCCGGCAGACGGTTCTAATATTTCGTCAATTTCTCTAAAATTAATGTCGTGTAACATTTTGGAAATTAAACTGTTAGGTGTGGGATAAAAGGTCGGAGCCTTTATTGTGTCAATAAATGTTTGATGTTTCATTTCTTATCTCCCTGTAATCTTTTAGATAAAGTGTGTATTTCGCGGTTTCTACTATCGTTGTAATGTTCCCGATTACACATATCACAGAAACACCGGTTTCCGTCGGTTAAGTGGATAGTCTTCTTTCTTAACCTAGTTAATGCGTGTTCTTGTCTCTTTTGTTTTGCTTGTCTACCGTTACGTTTCATTTTTTATTTTCCTCCTTTTATTGGTTCGAGGGCATCTTCTAATGGACAGTCAGAATATACGCCATTAAACCGTGTGAATTTTTTTCGTAGAATTTTACAATGACATATTTCAAATATAGCATCTACAAAGGGACAAAGATCACAGCGAAAAATAAGTCTCGTAGTATCTTTTAATTTTATCTGTTTCATTTTCCTTACCTTCCTTCCACTCCTGATTTTCACGGACTTGTGACCGTCTATTGGCTCAGTTAGAAGGGCTGGTTGAGAAAAAATGAAGGTACTCAACCAGCCGAAAGAAGGTAAAGAAGTTAAACAACCAATTTCAAATTAGCTCTTTTCAATTCAGCTATTTTACACTGAATAAGATTAATCTTATCTTCGTTTGAAAAATCAGATTTTAACGTTGCTGATATTTCAGATAAAGTTAATTCAATAAGTGTTTGTTGAATTGGTTCTTTTACTTCGATAACTTCTTGTACTTTTGGTTCTTCTTTTTTGTTTTCAATAACTTCTGCTTTAGGTGTATGGATATACGGTTTATTCCATTGACCTAAAGAAAGATGAAAATAAAAAGTCATGTTACAATAATCAGCTGTAGGGTCGTTTGCGTTTCTATTATATGAGCCTTTTGCACCAATTTCTGTGATCTTCGTTAAAATGTCTTTTGCTACACCTGTCCATTCGTTAAGATACCTATGGTTAATTTGTAAGTAGCCTTTTTTTGCTTCTCTGACTGAATACGCGAAATTCTCTGCGTTATAACAACTGCCTTCTTCTATGAGAAAAGAAGAAAAATCAATATTTCCAGCCATAATAGCTACTCTAATTTCACAATAGTCTTTCATAGTAACGGACAGTTTTAAATTTGGAAATTCTTTTTTTAATTGGTCTCTAATTTCTTTTGTTCTTTCTTTTGATACACGCGCCATAATCTCTTACCTTCCTTATTTGTATTAGGTCAACATTTAATTTGTTAACCTTATAATACATTTAAGATTTATTTTCAAGTAAATTCGTGAAAAATATCCGTAATTTTGAATTTATTCACACACATTAAGAGTATCTTTTTCACCTTATAAAACGTGTTATATTTGTATTATAATAGAAGAGATTAGAATTTAATTTGAATTGTCTGGAATAACTCTGCATAATCGAACCCGGACTGTAATCCTCTTACTATAGAGAGAGAAATTATAACCGACTGCTGAAAATATTTTCTGTCTAGTTTAATCTGAGATTGATATTCGGAAAGGGCTTTCAGTTTGATCTGAATATCGTCACTGGAAATTGAAAGGAAAAAAGGAGACTCAATATTAGTGTGGTTCCACGGCGCCTCATAACCAAAAATTGAACAGTTTTTGAATGCTCTTTTTCCTTCTTGATTAACGATTTGATGATCTTGGTGTGTGTCAAAATCACAAGGTAAGAAAACCACGTCGGGTTTATATGTTAAATTCTCTTTGTGTAAAACTTCTAAAATGTCTTGTCTGTAGGTAGGGAATAATCGAGGAGAGAAAAAATAGTTAACATACGTTAACTTATCAAACGTTAACATAGAACGTTTAAACTCAACAAGTAGAGTCTGTTCATTTGTATATTCAGGAGTCTTATTTAATTTAGGAACCGACAAACATATAACTTTTATTTCTTTTGCTTCTTTTGACAGTCTAGACATAGACCCCCCCATACAAAGCTCACAATCGTCTGTATGAGGGGATAGAATTAAAATCTTTTTATTTACAAACATTATGCAGCTTTTTCATAAAAAATTACAGACAAACTAATGACGTTACTGTCAGCAGTAGACGTCATTCTAAACAAATGACTGGAATTATTTTTTAACATCCACTCATATCTAGTAGCTCCTGAACCTCCAAATTTACTATTCCCTAACCCAGCCGCTCCGACTAATTCTTGGTTTAGTAAAGTACCGACTGCATTAACTGTAGGTGTATGTACAGATGTAGCTGTAGTTGTAAGAAGACTTCTTCTATTTCGATTAAAAATTGTGACTGCTGATCCACCTGTAATATTTGTGTCTTCATATAACGACATAGTGCCAGGGCCAGAAGTAGAAAAGAAAAATTCAGCGTGAAATTCTTTCGTTAGGTCGTTAGGTGTTGTAATTATTAAATCAGCTGTTTGACCATTATTTTTAGTTGCGGAAAATAAAATAGAAAAGGTTTTACTGTGGTGAATCTGTTCGTGTACAAAGTCTATAATTTGTAACCCTTCATCGTCATTTAATTTATCGTAAATGGCATTAACACCTGACAGAGACAGAGCTAGATTAGCATCTATAGCAGAGAAATACAAATTAACTTTATCTGACAAATTGTGTACATAGTTATAAATTCCGGTTAACGTAATGTCCATATTAGATGTTTTATTATTCATTCCTGACGCATAAGTCAAAATACGTTTAGTATACCCTGACAAACCTAAAACACTTTTAGCCACCCCCGTTAACGCAGTATCTATATCTGATGTTTTATTATTTATTCCCGACGCATACGTTAAAATTCCCTTTGTGTGCCCGGATAAACCTAACAATTCTTTAGATATACCCGTTAATGTACTGTTAGTTGTATTTATTTTATTTGATAACGCTATGACATTTGCATTTAGCCCTGACATAGTAATGTCCATACGGGTTAACGTTATAGGCATATCGTCAATATCCTCTAACGAGTGCTGCATTTCACTTAAAGAAGGTAAAACATTATTTGTTATTTTCTGATTTATTTGTATGTCGTATTCATTACTCATTAGATTGTTGTCTCCTATAGTTAAAAAGAAATAAGAAAATTATCGAGTTTTACTTTTATTTCTGGATACTTAACAGACGTTAAAATAGGCGTACCTGTAGACCTGTCAAATACAAATTCTATGTTGTACCCTTTTTCATCTTTCCACTGTTTAGGGTACGGGTCATTTATGACTACGTTGATTGTTTTGCGGTTGTCGTAACCTACACATAAAACATAGTGCCCTCCACAAGGAAAGGCACCACACAGCATCATTGGTCTATTGTTTGAAATATGAAATTGAATTGTTTCAAAAGTTAATCCGTATTGGAATTTACAAGCGCTATCAGACTCCTTTAAACCTAACATTTTATTAAGAAGTACGTCATAATATTGAGGAACTTCATTAGGAGGATAAATAGAAAAATCCATAGGTCGGCGTGCGGTAAACATAGGCTCATTACTAGGGTTGTGAAACCCCATCATGATAGTGTCACCTAACTGCACACCAGGGATGTCTAAAGTTAGACCACAACAAGTCTCAACGTGTTTTACTTTACCAGAGACATATAGACCCATCGCAGCACTTTCCGGGCCACACGAAACGTACTTAATATTTTTTTCTTTTTTACCGTCTTTATTACTGTCATAACTATAATAACGCTCACCAAACTTTACGGCTGCGTTATTTGTTTGAATACAGTAATCCGCAAAAACACCTAACACTTTTCTACTATCTATATTGTCCATATTATTCTTTCTCCTTGAATATTCGATAAAGGAAGTATAATTGTAATCCAATAAAACTACATAAAATTATACTCCCTATAACGTCTAACATTTTATTTTATAATTTTCTCTTTAGACACCTTATACACTTTGTATAGGAAAGTAGACGCAGCACTATAAATAAAAGCGTCACGAAGAAAAATAAAAAAATTGAAATTCTTGAACTCTTCAATCCCAGACACAATTATAGACAATAGGGGGCCACACAATACGACGATTAACAACCAAACACTTCCTTGAATTCTTGCTTTTGTTTTTCTTCGCCTATCCGCATCTATGATATTTTTTATTGTCTGGATAACGATAACAACACCGAGAACTAATCCGATTTGTACGTAACTTAAAATATCCATTTTATTAACTCCTTATTTTATGTTAAGTATAACACGTTAAAAAAAGAAAAGCAAGACTAAGGTTTTTTTGAGATATTAAAAATCAGCATAGTCACAAACCCTGCTATAGACACGACTACGGCGAGGATACTCAAAATCAAATGTGCGGTCGCTCGGTTGTCACCTTTTTGATTTCTAACATAGTCGTCGAAATCTTTTTTTTGTTCGGCATATCGGATTTCTAAATTTCTATTCGCTTCTTTGAGTGCTCCGACATCTCCTATTAGTTGATAAATTTGGTCTGCCTCAGACATCGTCTAACATCTCCTTGTTTTTTGCTACAACATAAAGTTTTTTATTTTGAACATCTAGTTTGTCTATGAGCGTGTTATTTTCATTTATTAATTGCTCTAAAATCTTGTTGTTTTTTGACATATATTGAATGACCATATCTACGTGTGTTGTTTTAACTCTTTGGAATATCGTAATTAAAGTGATCGACATAATTATAAAATTAAAAATGTCGTCTATAGATGTTTTATATAAGATGGAGCAAGTTAAATAAATAGAGAGAATAATGCACGTTATAATAACTAACGTGAATCTGTTTTTAAACAACCCGTATTCTAAACATAACACATACAGTATAACAACGAACGTTAATGTTGTAATTCCAGAAGGTTTACATAAACTAATAAATAGACAAATTAAAATAACAAGTATCTGTATTTTAATAAATCGTTTATCTGGTTTCCATATCCCAACATAAAAAATTATACAACCTAACCCTGTTGCAGCTAAAGAAATATAATCGGCCGACACAATTTGGTTTGCAAAAAACAAATAAAGAACATTATAAACTGTGCCGACCGCTGAAATAGAAAAAAAGACAACGTTCGTATTTTTTAAAATCTCAATGAATTTAATAGTCATTAACCCGCCAACCAAAATTGCATAACTGCTGCTTGCGCTGCGGGGAGTATTGCGTCAATTTCTGCATTTTCTATTTCCGCATCTGTCATTAATCGGGCAATTGCTGTATCGTGCTCTACTTTTCCTACTTTTCCTTTTCTAAACCAATTAGACCACATACAAAGGTTTAATAAAGCCATAACCTTTCTAGCGGCTAACAAGTCTTTAGCCCTCCAGTGTTCATTCGTAAGGTCGAAAAATTTGAACCTGTTGTTAGGGATAAGTACGTCCTGAGGCGTTATATCGTACGGCGTTTTTGTATTTTTCGTCGCATCGTACATAGTAAGAAAAGAAAAAGAAACACGTTCTGGTTCATCACACCCACAAATAAATGGGGCTTCTTGAACCAGATTTCTAATTACATCTTTAGTAGCTCGCATATTGTTTTAACTCCTTTAAAGTTTTAATTTCTTTTTTTCTCCTGTCAAATTCTCTATAGACAGGGTCATTTTTATTTTCTATACCTAACATTAGAATATCTAATTGTAGTTCTATAGGGTAATCTTTTTCAAATCTTGTTATTTTCACCTTGTTCAGTTTTATCTTTTCATTTTCAGGCAGGGGCGAATCTGTTATACTGCCGTCTGCGTTAAGGATAAACCGAGGTATTTCGTCACCGTTAAAAAGATTACTTCTCATTTCAGCGTTAGGCGGATGGTTTTTTTCACAATTAGCTTTATTTGGGTATATGTTTAAATTCCACTGTTGCCAGCCCGTTATACGATTTCCGTCTGGATAGACTTCTGTTTTATATTCGTAAACTATTTTTGTATTTCGTTTCATATAACATATCCTTTTATGTTCATAGATGCTTTTATTTGAGCATCTACTTTATATTCTATTACACCATTTAAATCGCATTCCACGAGTACATCAAAACTACTATACTCTTCGTAGGCGTTCGTCAAATTTTCGTGTCCGACAAGATAATAACAGAGTTTCTGTACATCAGTTTCAGTGCTCCCGTTTTTTCTAATGAATAACGCCCCCAAATCGGCAGTGCCATTCCCATTAAATTCGATTATGACTCTTAACAGGAGAACTCTAACACCGTACGGAGTATAAGCGGAAAAGTCAACATCTGCAAACGTAGATGAAGTGCCCCCATTTAAGATTTCGTCTCCGGGCCGACTAGCCTCCGGTATCATGTGCAGAGTGCCGCAGCTTTCTTCCGCTTGTTTTGTATCAAATCTAACACGCCCACCAGTGTTACAAGCTAAAATTAAATCGGCAGCTGAAAAAGACGTGTTCCAGGCGACTCCGTGGTTATAGTGCTGTACCCAGATATCAGGGTTGACGTATTGATCGGGGGCAATGCATACCTCATCTGTATATATGACAGTATTTGCAGTGTTCATAGATGTACAAGAAAAAACTAAAGTTCCACTTCCCCATGAACCGCCTAACGAAGCATAAGTATATATTGTGCCATTAACAATTACGCTTAAAGTATCTGTGCTTGCCTTGTAGCTCATCGCAATAAATATCCAGACATCCATCGACACATCGCACACCTTTGTCATCGCGTAGATAACAGATGAATTTTTTGTTACACTTAAAGAAATTCTTGCCACGCCGTCCGAAGACGATAGGTTAAGGGTTATTAAATTACTTGCATGTGCAAATTGCAATCCAGAAAGGAGATCGCCTGCTGCCAATTTATCTATATAATGCCACTGCCCACAAGATTGAGAACCGCCGACAGTCCCGCCCGTCGATTTTGTAAGCGTCGCCGTATCTGCGGATGCTAAAAAGCTACGTGCTCCAAATTTTTTCTGTGTCGTGCTTGTCCCCTGATTTGCCTTTGCATTCCAATCATCAGCCCCGTATTGATTCACATAACTGTCGGCATCAAAATTATAAACCAGAAAATTATTATTCGGAAAAAATTCATTGCTCGTCGGCGGCAATTCCGGGTGATAAAGTCCATGACATCCGATCATCGCTAAAAATAACCCTGTCAATGCCCCGCCTATTTTTATTCCTTTCACTGTACTCCACGCTCCTGCCGTGTATTCTTCCTGTCTCATTTCATCGTCTTCAATTACTGTACGTCTATCACCTTCATCAGGTGAAGCGTTATCTCCTGTGCCAGCATATCCGACAATTACCGCTTCTCCCGCAAACAAAAACATCGTTGCAATTTCAGAAGCTATCATATTGTTAGCATAAATTATATTCTTTGCCAACTCCCCTAAACTAACTGTTTTCGTAGTTGTACTGGCACTGTCTGAAAATGTACCTTCAACAGCGGATTTTGTCACACGTCTGACTCTATAGTATAAGAGTACACCCGCCGGGTCACTAGACGTTCCACCTAAGGGTATGTCTGTATGCGTTATCGTGGGGGCATAAACTTGCGTGTATTCGTCGAGAGTATCTTTCCAATCTACGCCGTCAAATCGGAGTGAATACCAGTCTGAGTTGTTGCTACTTACTTGAATTTGATAATAATCAAAGTTTGTTAGGTTTTTTTGTTCGTCCCAAAATAAATTTACACCTTTGAAAATTCCTTTTATTTTCGTAATCGTTACTTTAGTCGGTGTAGTGGTTCCTCCTCCTAAATTATAGCCTGTCTGTAATTCTGTATGGGTAGGGTAACCGTCTAACGTCTGTTCTATTTCCTCAGGCGCAGGAACAGCTATAAAGTCTTGTTTCTCATTAGGAGAAGTTCCTGTGTTGTCAAAAGCAAGATACTCAGAAAGTATTAATCTCGTATACGCATTAGTCATCGAACTACCTGCTGGAGACAGATGTTCAAATTCATCAACCATAAAGTCTTGATCTATCCCTGCGTCTGGATAAGCTGTAGATGTTAGGTCTATAGAGATTTTTGCACCTTTTTGAATTGTCGGTAACCAGTCAGTAACAATTGTGAATTTTTGTCTTTTTTCTTTGCCATACGTATTCCACCATTTACAAGTTTTGTAAATTTGGTTTATGTCTGTCGCATAACGCCCATTTATTACTTTAGGAATTCTTTCATATTCTGGAACTGTCGCATCAAAATCCTTAACCTGGTTTTTAGAAATTATTCTAACAGGTGTTCCACGAATTTCAAATTTACGAATCGTTACTGTTCCTGCGGTGTTATTCTTTAAGATAATTTGTGCTGCCTTTGCTTCTCTTTCTGTTAGGCTAGAGTCTGTCCCGGCAGTACCATTAAAAGAATGAAGAGTAAGAAGACCATTAGCACATTCAATATCATAAGCAGTAGACTCCCCATATGCTCCGATAGTAGGTGTCGGAATGTTTATACACATATCCCAACTAACGCCTGTTTTAGGGTCTTTATATTCAAGTGTAGCTTTCTTTCCTTCTACAGTTTCCCCAGGCCAGTATTCCCCTGCTGCAACTTGAATCTCGTTATAATTGTTTGCTGCATTCCAAAGTAATACATTTTTATGTACAACCCTCTCTGTAGACGCTTGATAAGAATCAAATTCCGCAGATACATGATTACAGATTACTGAACTACGTCCGCCTTCTATAGAGTGAATACACATATCAGAATCTACACTGTCACCAAACTTGTATTCACTGGTAGGCTCTGACCACCCTGTTGCGTAAGGTGTTATAAGGCGAAGTTTACCGTCATACCTATGATAGACAGTTCCCATAAATGAATCCGATAAAGACTGGATTTCTTTATACGCGCCATCTTTATTTGACAGTCCGATATAGTCTTTTGTTAAAGGTACTGTAGCAGACACATCTAACTGTCCAGCAGTGAGACCCATGTCTAACGCTAATTTATGGAAAAGAGAAGAACCAGTGGCGGAAGGATCACACACCTTAAAGTTTATCAAGGTATAGTTTCCTGTCTTTCGGTTAGTCCCTACATACTTAGTGTAGTCAACCATTTTAATTATTACAGTGTCGTCATTAGGGATTGTTAGATTTCTAACTACACCTATTCGGTCAACGTAACCCGTAAAGATCGTTACGTATTCATTAGCAACACCGCACTTAGCGTCTATTCGACATTTAGCTCCAGCCAAGTCACCTTCTTGATATGTGCCGCCTACGTTATTGAGTACAGTCTTCCATTCGTTAGACGAACCGTTTTGAAATCCGCCGCCAAGATCGTTAAAGTAAATCTGACTTGTAACGTCTTCTAAATTTCCATCGGCGTTAGTGTCTATAAGTAATTTATAATAGCGTTCAGATGTCCTAACCTTTAACGCTGCATTAAACCCGGTCGATGCCGGTACAAAATAGCTCATTTATTTTCCTTTTTATTTTTTTATATTAAGCTGGATTTTCCAGCCAAGTTACTTTACCGCCTGTCCCCATGTATTCCTGAATAGCCTCTACCATATAACGGCCTATTGATGCTTTTCCACCTTCTCCAATTACAGCTTGATTAAAATATTGATGTATGTGTATGTCGGGTACTTGTGTTATTGTAGTTCCACCTCCATACAAACCTCCCCCCGATGTTCCAGGCGTTATATTTTCAAAACCTGTAACTGTTTGTTGATCGCTAAACAAAGATTCCATATTAAAATCTGTAGTTGGGATTATCATGGGTGCCCAAGCACCTGTTGCTGTGGCCGTTGCCGACATACTTGTCTGTGACTGTGCGAGAGAATCGGCTATCAATTTAGCTAAATTAGTTTCTTTCATTCCAGTGATAGCCCAATTTTTAGAATTCCAAAAATCGTTTATCATGTTGGTTACAAACTGCCCAAAATTATGGAGAATATTCACAAGCCAAGTGAACGTCGCCCCTATCGTTGCAAGTACAGGTGCGACTACAGTTTGAATTACTTTACCTAAAAAATTAAACACAGGGAGTAACATCGTTACAACCCCACCTAACACGTCTATAGTTGACGTAAGAGAATTAAAAATAGGGTTTAATGTTGTAAACAATAAGGCACCTAACTTTAAAACAGGGTCTAACAACGTTAGAAATAATTTAGCTATAGCGATTATAACGTTTCCAAACCCAATAAGAGAAGGAAGAATAGCTTGAATAAAAAGACCTACCTGCTCAAACGCAACTACTGCATAATTGGCAATAACAGACACTAAAGCAATTATGATCGTAAATAAAGGCTGTATCGCATTAATTAAAGGTGTCACTACAAATTCAACTATTCCAATTAACGTACTACTAAAGGAGTCCATTACACTTTTCCAAGCGTCCGTAGCTGTGACAAGACTGACAAATTGATTTACTAAATACATCAATCCATCCCCTGCTAACGTTAAGGAAGAGGAAAAAAATTCAGCGACTCTAGTATCTTTTTTTCTTTCTTCGACAGGCTGTATTTGAGACGTCACGTTAGCCGGTTGAATGTCCCACATTAATTTGTACTGCTGTAATTTTTGTTTTGCGAGTAAATCTTGTGCCGCTTTAGCGTCTGTCAACGTCTTATCGGCATATTGGATAGTGTCTAAAAGCTCTTTAACTTTTTTTAATTCTTCTTCTGTTTTCCCAAACCCAATATTGGCAAGTTGTTGTAATGTCTGTTTAGCGAGAGAAGCGCTATCCTGTATAGCAGACGTATTGTCGATTAAACCATATGTTTTTTGTAAATGTAAAGCGTCTAAACTGTTATAAAAATTAGTAAAAATTTCTTTCGCGGGGCCTTCTAGATTTTCAAACGATTTTAAAAGAGAGCTAGTGTCTAAAAGTTTTAACTCAACCATTCCTCCACTAAATAACATTTTTAAATCTGTTTGAAATTTTGTTAACTCTTTCATAGCAGGAGACGTGTCTACAGTGGGCACAATGTCAGCTTTACTATCACTTTTTTCTAACGGTTTATTTAAAATTGCAATTAAGTCTTTATCGTATTGATCGGTTAAAGGGTTTATTCCCTCTAAAGAAGCTTTACCAATGTCTTTTACTTTACTGATGTACTTATCAATTACAGGCCCAGACTTTTCAAAAACATTAGATAGTCCAGCACCTAACTTTTTGTAATCTTCTTCGATCATTTTATTGTATTTAATATATTCTTTATCTTTAGTGATGTCTACATTAAAAGCTTTGGCCATCCCCGCACCAATAGAATTAAAAAGACTTAAAGTAATGATCTCTAACAAGGGGCCGCCAACTTCGAAAATTCCAGATATCATAGTAGGTAACAACTCCAAACCAGCACTCCAGGTTGCTAAGAAAACATCAATCATAGGCTTAAATAAGTTTCCTATATTTTCTTTAGCGAATGTAGTTTTTATAATATCTAAAATTAGTTTATAAGTAAGTTTAAATATTTCTGGGAGGCTCTGAACAGCGTTAGTTATTTGTGTTCGATGTGTTACGATAAATTCATTTATCTTATCTATCGGACCTTTAATAAAATTAGCTATCTGTTCACCTAACAATTCTTTAACGAATCCGAGATTAGCTTCTAACTTTCGCATAGAACCGACAAATGTATTCCCAATAGCCTCTGCTACTCCCCCAAATTCACCTTTTAATTCTTTAAGGATAATTTGCTGTGCGCCTGCAACATTCCCGACTGCAACAAAAGATTTTATCATAGCTTCTTGCTGATCTGTTAACTGTACACCTACTCTGCGTAATGCACCCACGCCTGCTATAGGGTCATTTAATGCTTTCCCTACTTGCATAGTGGCGGCTTCCATACTGCCGAACATGTCTGTCATGTCGGCAGCTCTCGCAATTGCTTCGGGAAAAACATCTTTTCCAATACTCGTAAATGTTGCCATCATCGCCATGTTAGACCCAATAAGATCATCGTCAATGCCGGTTATGTCTTGTAAGCTGGTTGCGTATTTTTGTAAATAAGCTTGGGATAAACCTAGTTTATTTCCGGTAGATTCAAGGACTTGACCTAACTTAGTACTGGCTGTTGTTGCGTCCATATATTCACTGACAAGACCTATGGCCGCACCACGAATCAGGTTGAATCCTCTAACTGCAACATCCATAATGGCCTTAATATCAACAAAAGAACGGACTAGACCAGCAAGAGAATTTTTTGTTTTGTTTACGGACTCTGTTACGCCGGATTCTTTACCGGTGAAGTTAATTCCTACGACTGCCTGTCTCGCCATTAACTAGTACCTCCTTCGTTGATACTTAGACTTTGTTGGGTTGTGTGAAGAATTGGATTTCGTTTTATTTTCCATATCTTCATTTCGTAACTGCACCCACTTAGACCGGATCACCTGATAGATTTGTATATCTATCCAAGGTTGATCTGCATATGCCCCCTGATATTTCCATTTATTAAAACAACCGTCTGAGTCTAATAACATCAAACAGTCATAAACAAACGGTGCCCATTTTTCCTGTATTATTCCTATAGGTGTGGCATCGGGCAACACGTCTGTTCGTTGGTATGTGACACCACGAAAAATAGCTTCTGTTATGTCGCTGATTTCTCTGGTGTCTGTTTCGACAAAGGGCTGTTAAACGTCACTACCAACGTATGAATTTCAAGTAACGTATCCGAATACGTTTTCATTTCGTTGAAAAGATCGATATCCCATTTTACTTTTTCAAAGTAAATTCCTTTTTCCTTTAGGAGTGTGTTATATGCTTCTTGTGTAAGGTCTCCAGGATCAGGGAGCGTCGCCGGGTCAACGAACTCACCCTTTTCATTTTTAGGCGTGTTAAAATTATGATCGTATACACCATTAAGAAAAGAAAGCCGAATAGCACTAACTAAACTGGTGTCTGCTAAAGAACCTTGATTATCCGTTTTTCTACGGATAACAGACGTTACATAATCACGTACTTCGTCTTCTGTTTTTCCCTCTAATTTTTTAGGGTCTAAATCAATCCCGTTATTTGCTATGATTTCAGTCATAACGTCCATAGTAAATTTCTGAGGAATAATCCAATAACCCGGCAAAGATTTAAGTTCTATTTTCTCTCCTCTATGTCGGGTAATGGCTATTTTTTTCCACCCCATATTTAACGTTGTCTTTTCCATTTCGAAATTCTCCTTTTTATTTTTAACCTAACGTTAATAAGCTACTGTGTCTGTAGTTAATAACGTTATTGTTATAGGCTGATTATACCGAGTACCTCTAATCGTATCTACGTCATACGTTACTTTCGCATCAAACACCCCGTTATTTTCCGGAAACTCGAATCCTGTTAGTGTACAATAAGGGAGTTCGACTAACATCATTTCTGGAATCGACGTAGTTCCAAAATTTTGATTCCCTTTAAAATAATAGCTTATTGCTGCGCGCGTACCTGCAAGCATATCTGCGCGTAAGGCATACGCAGTAGCGTCTAATCTAACTTGTGCATCCCCAGAAATAACACATTCGCCTCTCTGATGATACTGACGAAGCGTACTTCCCTGACCATAACCGTCTGGATTTTGATTCTGATTAATGTCGAGACTCATATTTCTAATAAAGGTGTAGTTATCTTCGTTAATCGAGAATGAACCAGTATGAAAAATTAACGGGTCATTATCAGGTAAAGTTAATACAGATGCAGTTTGTCCGATTGTTTCAGTCATACCTAACATTTCCGCATCAGCTTCCACTAAACCTTTTAAAGCCGCATTTAATTTTAAAGTGTTAACAACTCCACCAACGTACAGAAAATTGTCGTATTTACCATCTAACTGTGTAGTATATGTTCCGTGTTCTGTCGTAGCTGTAGGGTCAAAATACATTTCGTGCGCATACACGCCAGATGTAGTAGACGCAAAAAGCACATAACACCAGGTATTTTTTGCCTGTTTATTAGTAATCGCGATTACTTTGTTAGTTGCTATATTATAACTTGCTGATTGCTCAAATATTTTTTCACAGGCATAACTAGCATACCCCTCGATAGCCGCAACTAATTCGTCAACTGTATCGTAAGCGGCCGTATCACAATCTATAGTCCCACCTGTCCCAAAGTCTGTATCCGCTGTTTCAGAACCTAACACGCCTTTAGTTGCTATAATCGTGTTATCCGTGGCGTTAGTGACTATTTTACAACTCGCACTTGCTCCGGTATATCGGAAACGAATCATAGCTCCAATCTGAACGGGGGTAACCTCTGAACCTAAGATGCTCTTTACAACTTTTCCGAAACCTGCGCAGGCTCTAGGTGCAAGAGGTATTCCCCCAGCAACATTATTTACTACAACATAAGAGCCTGACTTCATGTTGATACCGCTGATTACAGGGTCTCTAACAAATTCAGGCTTTTTGTCTATAGTCGGCGTCCCCCGTAATGGGACAACGGATTCTAGTGCGTGACCAGAACCGGCTAATGTTTCTGGCCCGCCTATTGTGAATTTTACTTGATTAAGAATTACAGTTCCCATATTTTTATTTACTCCTTTTAATCTTTAAATGCTTCTGCACTGCAAAGGAATTTGAATACTCTGCATTACAACTTTATTTTCTTGATTTTCGTATACTGGCAACCATTCAGTCGTTCCTACACGAACCCATATAAAAGCTCCGCCAAACGTATCGCTGGCTTCTTGCAATCTCTCTATTGCTTCTTCATATCCCATAAGAGTCTCGTCTAACTCTTGTAAGTTTGCACATTTATGTGTGATTTGAATTATAACATTATGATAAAGAAAAGGATCAATTAAGGGTGCTGCTTCATCCCCGTAATTTCTTTCTGTAGTACTTTTTTGAATTACTACTTTAGGAAAGACAGGCGTAGGGTCTGCACGTTTCGCTAACTTAGCACAGTTAGCCGGAACAGTCGAACTGCTCCATGCTGTTCTAACGGTGCCGAGCACAGTGTTTAAATTCGAGTTCAGATAAGTGTGTATCGCGTCAATAGCCTCTTTAGTATATTTTCTACCCACTGTTAATTGGCTCCTTTATTAGCCGCTATATTTGCGTCTATGATTTTCTGTAACATTTCGACAAGAAAATCATTTATTTCTTCTGTGTCCTTTTGTGTGATAAACATAAACTCCCTTTGTGGGGGTCTGCCAGGGTGACCGAATGCGCCACCTCCTAACTGGTGATACTGTCCGTAAGGTACTTCTGTACCAAATAATAGGTCGTTCTGTGACTCACTCAATATTTTAGGTGAACCTTGTAGATGTCCTGTAAGGATTAACATTTTTCTAGACCTCGGTGCCCGTTTAGTTTTAGTAATTAATACCTTTTGTTTTTTTACCCTCTTTTTTTTAAACCCTGTTACTTTTTTTAATTTCTTTGACACGCTCTTTAAAATCTTTTTAGAGCTAGATACTTTTTTACCTGTTGCTTTATCGGATATACGTTTCAAAATATCCTTTTTAGCTTTTTCTTTCCTCTTCTTTTCCCTTATCTTTTTATCGACTGCTATTTTAGCTATTCGTTTTAATTCTGCTTTGTAACCACCTAACTTCCACTTGGCGTATTCAGGACTAAGTGGAACCCATTTAGGGTGCCCTCTACGGGCACCTTCGTTAAGGAAAGTTTCCGACCAATAGCTGCGTAACAATAGATCGGCAGCGGTGCGAAACAACCTGTATTTTTTTTGGTTGTTTATAATGTCCGCAGCTCCGTCGATTGCATTAATTGCTTTACTAATATCTATCGTCACACCCACCATAGGTTTATATGATTCTTCCCAATCCTAAGTTTACTTTTCCTATCGACGTTGTAAAAGCATCGTTGTTAGAGTCTAACACCTCAATGTCTCCTCTTTTTATTTGATCTAACAATAGATCGTATTTATTTATCCAATATTGATAACCGTAATTTTGAGTGTCTTCACTCTCCCCCCCTAAAGTGTTTGTGGGGGATAGCCACTGACGCGCTACTGTAAGCTCACAAGCTTTATATTGAGACAACCTATTGATTACTCTTGGCACATATGTCAGAGCTAAAACATCTGTCCAATCAAGATACTTAGACAAATCATCTTTTAATTCGTTGTCCGCATCCTGTATGTTAGCCGTCATGCTAGTAGCTGTAATTGCTCCCGATGCAAACACAAGATTTTTTTTCAGTTGTGCAATAGTCGAAAATCCCATTATATTTTTGGCTCCCATGTTTCACTTGCTTCTTTAGTGGCAAGCACGTTTACTTTTTCAAGCTGCGACATAAACGGTGAACATCTTCTTTCTTCTTCCCATTCAGGCAGGGTAAAGAAATCTCTAAATGCTGCGGCAACCGCCAAACGTCCGTGATGCGAAGTAGCGCTGGCTATGAAATTAGTCTCTAAATTATACCCGTGTTTAAGATCAACTAAAATTCTATACTTGGCACTCGCTATCCTCTTCATCTGATCAATTTCATGAAAAACAAAATGCCACAAAACTTTAGGGACGTGCACAAGATCACCGTACTGTAATACTTTAGAAGTCCACTCACGAGTATGCTTGCGCGGAAGTCTCCAATCCCAAGCACCGACCTTTTTACAGATGTCCATACGAAAAACCATCCCGCCTAAACCTTCCATTCGCATATAGTTCTCGAACGCTGACCAATTAGGTTTCCAATTTTTCTTTACGTCATAATGTTCGACGCTCCCGTCAAATTTATGAGACATAAAATCGGTGTGTGCTCCAATAATATTTTCTGGTTGACCTTGTAGTGCGTAGATCGTACGCTCTGCGAAATCTGGTTCATGCCAACAATCTGCCGCATCGTGGTGCCACCATTTACCTGTCGCTTTTTCTAACCCCAAACTAAATGCCTGAGGCACACTTCTTAACGTGGGGTCTGGTTGATCACGCTCACGTCTAAACACTTTTACACGAGAATCCTGTTTAGCATATTCAGCCAACACTGCTGGAGTGTTGTCTGTACACCCGTCGTCAATCATTATCAGCTCAATATACGGATAAGTTTGGTTTAACATTGTCTCTATAGATTTTCTTAACAGGTCTTCTCTTTCGTTATACGTGGGAATAACTGTTGTTAGTACGTCTTTTATCTCATTCATTTATTTTTCCTTTTATTTTTGTAGTAAGTTTAATTAACCTTTAACACTTTTATACGTTCCATAAACAGACGTACTGTTTAAACCCTTATTTTTTATAACAGAATCTATTTGACGTTTTATTTTTTTAGCGAGTTTGACATTCCCGTACTTACGGGTTTCTTTATAACTATCGACTAAACCTTTTAATCCTTTATCCATTTCTTTTTTAGTTTTTCCACTTCCTGGTTTTCTTCCACTTCCTGGGCCGCCCATAAATTCCTCCTTAGGAAAGTTTTCCTTTCGCAATATAAATAGCGTTATTTGTATCCGCTAAATAATCTTTTATTTTGATTACTTTAACCTGCCCATATTTAGACAGGTCATTTAAATAATCGTGATTAAACCCATGTGGAACGTTGTCTGTCCACGCAGCCGATAACAAATTATTCTCAACAAACACACCTATTTTACAGTTGTCTAACAGCGTGTTGATTATCCCCTTGTACTGATTAGGGGGAATATGTTCTAAAACGGTATGTGTAAATATCAGATCAGTTTTAAGGTCGTGTAACGCTAAAGAAAAATTAGGGTCTGTCCAAAAAAAGAATTTATTCCTGTTTCTCTTCTGTGCTTCAACAACCATGTTAAGTGTTATATCACACCCTCTATATTCTTTATCGTTAAACAGTTCGACACTCGCTTGACCTACACCGCATCCGTAATCTAACACCGATTGAAAAGACAAAGAAGAAATCAAATCCTTTAACTCTTTAGAAAAAGAGTGTTCCCCTGCTTCGATATCTGTTATCCAAAACGGAGAACGCTTAGTCCAATATTCTATAGTTTGTTGATATGTAAACTTTTTATCTAAGTGTTGCAACTCTTTCAATTCCATTTTACATATTCTCTCTTGCTGCATCTAACAGCGTATTGTCTATTGTTGCGAATATTTTTTCTTCGTTCCAATTATCCATAATAAATGTTTGGAGTTCTCTCGCTTTTACTGACGGATAATGCCCTATCAAATTCCAAAATTCTTTAGCGCTTGAATAAATTAAACTTTCTGGGTAAATCTTATCTGCTCCAATCCAATCGTGTATTAAAGGTTTACAATCACATAATACACCTTCGATTATAGAGAGATGGAACCCCTCATTGACTGAATTACTGACGATATACTCTGCTGATTGATACTCTTTACGAAGAGATTCTCTTGTCATTTCGTTTTTTATTTTCACCGGGAGGTTATATTTACTTGACAGGTGTACGATCTCAGCAATAACTTTCTTAGTTTCGCACGCACGTACAGGGTCGTCTTTAGGTTCGATACACCCCACAAACGAAATATCAGAAAAGAAATCGGGATTATCTAAAATAAAATTCAATAACGCAACGTGCCCTTTTGAATAACAAAAACTTCCAACCATTAATAATTTTCTCGGTATTTTTTTAACCGATTTATTTGGCTTCCAAAAGTTAGTGTCTATAGGGAGAGCACAGTTAATTACGTTGACGTTAGGGATTACATAATCGGGGTTAGCACATATTACGGCTGCCAGTTTTTGGATATTCCAAAGATTATGGAATCCTTGATAGTATTCTGATCCGTGCATCCTAATAACTACTTTTTTCCCTACGGTCTTCCAGATTATTTCTACTGACTGCTCATTAGCCCACTCACAAAAAATAACGTCTGCTTTTCCTATTTCTTTTTCGTCGGTTATAAGTATATGCCCACAATCTAACCAATGTTTAATTAAAGGATTAAGAAAAGTCTGAGAACCTCGACAAATAACTGCTATCTTCATATGTTCTTACCTACTTCTTCTATTCCAGAAGACACACCTAACAAATGATTGACTTCACGAATGACTGAACTTGTCAATTTGTCCGCGCTGTAATTTTTAGATACGAATTCCCTGTACACTAAAGAAGTGTAAGGTGTTTTAAGCATTCGATCTAAATCAATTAAGTCTTTCCAGATCAGATATTCTGGCCACAATTCGCTCGCGCCTACCCAATCGTAGATTAAAGGTTTAATTCCTTTAGTCATAGCCTCCCCGACTACAAAACTAAAAGATTCAAGCTCGCTAGTTGATAGAATATATTTGAGATTTTCCATCCAGGAATTAAGAGATTCTTGACGTTCCACCCATATCCAGTTCTTTAGGTCTCTAATACCGTGCATCAAAATACGGTAAGACATGCTAGGCTTCTCAGGCACATCAAATCGAAGAAGAAATTTAAAATCAGGGTGAACTTTCTCAAAATGTCTCATAATTTGAATCAGAAGCTGAGGCCCTTTCTTTTCTGTAAGAATGCCGATTACTCCGATGTTTTTTTCTTTCGTTAAATTTCTATCCGCAAAGTCAAAATTATTTATTTCAATTCCGTTAGGGATAACTACTTGTTTTACGTTAGGTGAAATTGTGTACAGCTCATTAAAGTGTTTTTTAATGTGCTCGGCCACAAATATAAGTACGTCTACTTTATCCCACTGAATTTGATTAATGCGTTTAGGGGAATATAGTTCGTACCCGTGCAGTCTAACAATCCACTTTTGTCCTTCTTTCTTTTTCATTCCTGTAGCCTGAACTACATTTCTTGCGCACCACTCGAACCAAATAACGTTTGCCCACTGTGCGACTTCATGTGAATAGTTGTCTGCGGTACAAGTGTTATAGGTTTCCGATAGCCGATTGATTAAATCCTTTAGGAATGTGAAGGCTCCATTCTCGTCATAAAAAATAATATTCTTAGCGTTAGGTTTTAAAGACATCTGTTCCTTCCATATTTTCATTTTATCTAAAAGGTCTGGTTTATTATAGCCTAATTGTATCGCTTTTTCTCCAGCTAAAATCGCTTCCCAAAAATTCTCGGTTGTACTCCACACCATAGCCAATTTAAGATAGGGAAGATAACTATAAGAAGCGCCACGTAAGAACATTCCAGTTTTTACAGGAAGCCGCATTTCAGTTGCGCACTTGTACCAATGTGCTGCATTATACCACTGCTGTTGCTGGAACATAATGTCCCCTAACAGGATATAAAATTCAGGCCGATAACTGTCTTCTTTAATCGCGTCTAACATAATCGCTTCTGCGTTAGTATAATCTTTTTTCTCACTATAGATACAGCCTAACATGTAACTTGCTTCTGCTCTTTCTGTTTTCCATGTGGATAAAGTTAAATACTTTGTATAACAGGCTATAGCAAGATCGTATTGGGTTGTTTCGTAATACGTGTTAGCTAAGTAAAAAAGGTTACGTGTGTTAGACGGGTCTTTTTCTAATTCTTCTTTTAAGATTCTGACATTCATGTCCGCCCGTTGCTGCTGTCTTACTACTGCGTTCTCTTCTGTACGTTTGTGTATAACGACTAATTCAGCAATAGGCCGTTTTAATGTTTTGTTTGTTTCTTTAGTGTATAGATAGTTATGTACACGCCCGACGTAATAGTGATCCCCGTTATTTCTAAAAAGTCTAGGCTGCATTAGAGCAGTTTCAGGAAGTAGATTTTCTACACCTTCACCTAACTGTTCTGGATTCAAATAAGCATAACCTAAAAAAACTTCTGTGTCGTGTAAGTCACGATTACCGTATACTCTAAAAAGTATATCGACTAACACTTGTTTTGATTTCGGATGGAGAATCTCATGCCCATCTAAAATAAAAATAAAATCTTTAGTGCATTTTTTTATCGCTTCATTTCTTGCACCTGCAAAATCTTCTTTCCAGGTGAATGAATAAACTGTAGCCCCATTTTCTTCTGCTAATTGTTTAGTGTTATCTATCGTAGTATCGTCTACAAGAATCACTATCTCGTCAACTACTTCTCTCACACTTTCAATCAATGGGATAATTGTCGCTGCCTCATTCTTGGCAATCACTGCAACCGATACTGTTGCTCTTCCTTTTGTTACGTCTTTAATACTTTCCATGTAAACTTAAAACTCCTTAACGATAAAATAACAGGGTGACGTATGCCACCCTGTAAAGAAAAGATGAAAAAATAAGATTAGGTATTGGCACCTACACTAGACGCACTATACACTTTATGAAGTGAATCAGCTCTTAACGGGCCAAATCCGAACAGGCCATACCAGTATACGTTCATTAAACGCTGTAAGGCATCAAACGGGCCAGACATACCGAGAGTAGGTGCTAAACCTTCCGCATAACCTACTGCCTGGAATCCAATAAAATAATTGGTGTAAAGGTCGACTGTCCCACTCGCACCGTCTGTCGTAATTTTTGCATTGGTTGTAGACACAAATCTAAACCCTTCAAACTCCCCAATTTCACCATTGTAAATTTCGGTCGGGTCTACGTATTCTTTAGGTTGTCTCCAACTACCTGCTCCAGTTTCTGAACGAAGATCGTAAATACAATCCGGGTGACATACTGCGATATAATACCGACCGTCAAACTTCGGTACGTTTGCACGTGCCAGTCTGTTAAACGCATAACGCACTTTAGCTGCTTTAAGTGTGGATGTAGCAAGCACAGAAGCAGCCGAACTCCCACTGGCATAACTAATGTTAGCCGCAGCAGTTCCAACGTCATAAGCCTGTCTTGCGATAAGGTCTACTGTCCTACCCATATTATCGCCTACCAATCTACCCACCGATAAATCAATATTAGCAAATGAGGTCGTGCGTAATTTTTGAGTGGTTGTTATTCTTTTTCCATACTCAGAAAGTGTGATAGTTTTCTGGGTAACCGTCATAGTCTCAGCTGTCGGGTCGGCAGTCTCACCCAATGCTGTACTAGTTACTGCAAGGGCACCAAAAATAGTGAAACTTACAGGATTCCCCGGCATAGGGTCTGCGTCTCCAACTCTCCACCTCTTCGCCTGCGCAAACTGAGCGAAATAAAGGTTGGGATTAAATGCAAATTCAACCGCTTTACTGTATGCAGTCCGTACAATACCTGTTAGGTTACTAGTATCGGTAGTGGCAAACCAAGTCAGCGGAACAAGGATAAAATTTTTCCTTTTCATATATACTCCTTTTAAAATGTGTAATTTATTCTTTATCCGCTTTTTCTGGACTTATCTGGTTACCGATCTGTAACCTAATGGCTGGTTTATATTTAGCGTTGAGTTCGAGCGTACTCGTTTTGGAGTGTCTCTAACTCATCGCTGCTATTACATTTAGCAATTCTTTCAAGTAATGTTGCTTTCCCTGTAGGGTTAGGGGGTGTTCCTGTAGGCGTACCTAGATTACCTACCGTACGAACAGGAGGCGTAGGATTACCCGCGGACGTATCTACAGGAGGTGTGTTAGCCGGGGGAGTTTTATCTACTACCGACTTTTTAAAATCCTTTATCCAAAGAATTTGGTCTCTTACGTTTACTTGTGGAATAAGACCTTGATATTCAGTCGGCAAAGACGCTTTCAAATCATTTAATTCTCCCGTGTGCAATTCAAGGTTTTTTGCAGAGTCTAACGTCAACATTTCTAATTTTTGTTTGTAGTTGACGTTCTCCGCTTCTAACGTTTCAGCTAATTTTTTATAGTCTTCTTTCTGTTTCATTTCAAGAAGTCTTGCGGCTTCTTTTTCTTCATCGATCTTTTTAATTTTGTCTTTTTTGTCCATCACTTCATGTAACAACTCTTTAGACTTGCTGCCTAAAATTTGGATTTTATCCTGTTGTTTTTTAAGTAAGACTTTCATCTCTTCCGGCGTTAGTTTATCTACGTCTTTCATAATTGCATCAATATCGTCTAACGTCGTCTCCGGTTTATCGCCTTCACCAAACCATTCGAGATTGGGAAGTACAAGAAAATTTCTTTGACTCAATGCTGAGCCTCCTCGTGTTTGTAATCTTATGACAAGTATAACACGAGATTTTTTTATTGTCAAGAGGCACTTATCGTTTGTTAAGTATTTATTTTTATTTTTTAATTAGATGTGTTTGTTGATTAGGATTTAAAATAAGTTAGCTGCCATTATTCCAGACAGCTAACTTCACTCTTAATTTATGGGTTATTCTCCACATACGGTACACTCTAGAACCGAGGTTTATTCGTTTATCACGGTACACTCTAGAACCGAGGTTTATTCGTTTATCACGGTACACTCATAATTATATTGTCGTAATTTCCCACGCAAAACTTTAGTTAAAAAAGAAAGAAAAAACAAAAATACCTCAGTCCGATCAACGACCGTCTGAGGCAAGTTAAGTAAATAGTAAAGTACTATCTTTGAGCTATGAAATGTTTATTTCAAATAACAACCTCCTTTTTATTTTTTCTTTTATTTTCACGAAGTACAATTGTTTTATAGTGTTCTTCCCTGGCATACTTGGACATCCTATCTATGCACTGTCTACACGTCACATCCGCCGGATTAGATACAATTAGATGTAATTTTCTTTTTTGAGTATGTCTATAATGCTGGTGTGTTTGTTTGTACAGACACACCCTGTAAAGTGAAATACTCTTTTCATAATTTCCATCGATCACAACGACACAAGACGTTACGAGAATTAACTTCGATTTTTTCCAGGATAGATAAGGTTTCTTTTTGCTGTGACTCAACATTTATAAGATCGACTTGAACACCTATCAACTCGCCTATAATCTGTTTGACGGAATTTTTAATCGGTTTCATGCGTCTCCCCCCTTGTGTCGCACCTTAGGCTGTAATAACGTTTAATGAAGCAACACACCTCTCTTTTTTAACTTACCTAATAAGGGAAATTTATTCAATCTACTTTTTCTCCATACAATAACTCATACGGTTCTTTCCCAATTATAAAAGAAGGTTGCTGTATTTTTCCACTTTTAAAATTAACTAAAATATGTTTTGAACCTCTTCCGTTATAGTAGTGAGTTTCAACTTCTTCAACAATTTTCTCCAACTCGTCTAAAGTAATTTTTAGCTGCATTATTTATTCTCCTTTACCGGCTCGCTGTCCGGTGTTATACTATTCATCTATTCCTTGTATTGTGTCAAAGTCTTTAACTTCAAAAGTTTTGACCTCTTTCATTTTTCTTTTAACTGTATAGCCCGGTCGCTTCCCGGATTTTAAATCCGCTGGTACTTTAGGAAGTACTCCTGACAAAATATCGTCAAGGCTTCTCATTTTATTTCCCACCTTCAATAATCAATTCAATTTCTTTAATCTCTTTTAAAAGACGTTCATAAGTGGCTTTTAAATTACTTATTGTCGATGTCTCTCTTTCAAAAGCCACTGCAAAACCATCAAGTTCTTTCTTATACTTATCGGCATTTTTTACTTTACCAATCAATACCGTTTTTAAAACCGGGGCATAATATTTACTTGTGGGGGAAACTGTAAATACGTCTGTGTCAAAATAATCTGTCATTAAATCGGTGTTATTTTTAATCGCAAATTCTTTTGCCACTTCGTCGGAGAAGGATTTATAACTCTTTGCGTACACTGTGACATCTTTAACACCTGTGTTATTGTTAGCGTAAGAGTAATGACAAGTTTCTAATTTTCCTTTTCCTACTTTAAGACCGTTATAAAAAAATCTAATATTTGTATTTTCCATTTTCTTTGCCTTCCTTCTTTCCAGTTAAGCTTTATTAACTTAACCTAATACAAGTATAATACTTATCTAATACAATTACAAGTAAATTCGCCAAAATAAATTAAAAAAGTTAAAGATAAACAAAAAAGGTCAAATATCCGTTCAATACCTGACCTTTAAATCCTTCTACACTGCACAAGAAGGCACTTTTTAGAGACTTTATACCTAAAGTAAAGGGTTTATAGGTCTGCTTTAGGTCTGCTTTAGGTAAAGGCTTATTTTTGACCTCCTTGGCTCTCTATTAGAGAATCAAAGAAATCTAATGTGCTTTTCTCAGCAATTTCTTGTTTTTTAATGTTAAAAAAGCGAAACCTCTATGTATCAATTGTTTAGCTATACCCACACAATAACGGGAGCCAACACACCCACTGAAAACACGATTCAATTCTTTATTGTTGAAATTTTTAATCCCCATCTCTAACATTTTGGCAATAATCTCTTTTTCTATATCGGACAAATTAAAGTTTAAAGAGGGCATTTCTTCTTTCTCAATTTCCATAACCTTACCTTCTTTCATAAAATTAGGTTAACAGTTAATTTATTAATCTAATACAAATACATTAAAAATTTTTATTTCCCCTCTGGTTTCCCAATTAATTGCATAAGGGATTTAACACTTATCGTTTTTAATGTCTCATTTGTAAATATATCTTTAAGATTAAGGATTAATGTCTCAACTTTATCAGATAAAGAATTTAAACAATCCCTTATAATATCTGAATACAGAATCTCGTAACGCTCTTCACATTTAGAATATTTGTCTATACTAAGACACCGACTTATGCTATCGGATAATTGAGTTCCATTATTTGGGTCAGATACACGATTATAAACTCTATCGTATACGTATCTCATAACCCCGCTGGATTTAAAAACTATTTTAGTTTTTCTGAATGTAGCTGCTTGGATATCAAAACCAAAATGACTCCAATGAGTGTGGGCACCGCCTTGCTCATCCCTTATAACATAACTAAAAGCATAAACAATCACTAAGCTTGTCGATTCTTCTTTGCTATTATAATTTTTAAATACAGCACGAAATTTATTTTCTATCTCTAACAAACTCTTTCCAGACAGCCCACGAAGTCCTGTTTTATTTATATCCTCACAAATGTCGTCCATCTCCCACACATCTGGGACATTACACGTAAACCAACCTTTTGAGTCACACTTTATAATTCGTTCGTAAGCCGCTTTAGTTCCTTCATCGTAAATTTTATTTTCTTTATTTATAACTGCCACTTTTCACTCTCCTTTTCACTTTTGTTATCGAATCAACTCACTCTTTCCCCGTTTTCTTTTTCCAATTTAAAAAAAATAAAAAAGGCATTTACGGGAATCGAACCCTGCCTGATTGATTCACAGTTAATTGTGCTACTGATACACTAGAGACACCAAATAAAATGGGGTCAGTGTCCCTTGCTTCTTCGTCTTTAACAAATACACAACGCCGATTAACTGCCCCCACAATTTAATTATCGTAAAAAATAAAAGAAAACTTTAGCCCTCAATCAGTCGCTCTTTTTGTGTTAAATTATCACATATCCAGGAAGGGCAAAATTCTTTACCAGAATCTATAATTTTTGGAAGCTGGCACGCTACCTCATGCGCCCATGAAATATTATTTGCGCAATTCCCGCAGCACTTTAACGCCTCATTTTTCTGTTTGAACATATCAATTTTACTTAGTAAGCTCCTTGCCGTATCGTCAACAATTTTTGACATTAAGTATTGCATAAGTTTGAAATGACCATCTTGTGATTTTAACTCTTTTTTTAATGCTTCGTTTTCGTGCTTAAGTTTTTCGATTTCTTCTTTTAATGTCAACAGCGCATCTATGCCAACACATAACGTATGGTTATTAGTTGTATAGCAAGCGTCAATCATTCTGTCAACAATATTCATCCTTCACCTCTCCTAAAAATCCCATCCAGTCTACCCGGCTAATAAATAGGCAAGGCAGACAGACGAGAATAATTTAATTATCGTAAAAAGAAAATAAAAACTTTAATCTATTATTTTTTCAAATACATTTTATCGACTCCAACAAACTCAGACGTCCCATTTTTAATTACAGGAATCTCATCGAGCGTACAGCAACCGTAAGTATTTCCGGTATATTCTGTAACAATTTCACCTTTAGTAAAGGTCTCTTCATTTTGAATTACATCACAAACAATTTCAAATTTCATTTTGTTTTTCTCCTTCGTTCTTTAACTAAATAGTATGCGTATTTTCAGTTTAACCTTTTAATGTTCCGGGTAAAAATTTTTCGTAAATGCATCAAACGTCTATAAAATAATTTAACAACTAACTTTAAACTTATTACTTTGCGCGTCAGAGGTTTTAAAAAGTCTTTAATAAATAATTTTCGTAAACCACCTAACACAGCGTTACGAGGCCTTGTGAATCCAGAAAAAGAACAATCTCTCCAATACCAATTAAACATTTACCCTCCCCTTATACGTAGATATGCTTATAGCGTCTTCGTTCGCGGGGGAGAATATTACACGCGTAGCCTAATAACTTACCGTTAACTAACTCTAACATAACCGCACTTTTCATTTGATCGACAAATGATCTGGTTAACTCAGTTGTTTTTATTTCTATTTTCACTTTTCAATCTCCCACCTATATAATGTCGTTGTTGATTTACTAATTGTGCCGTCTTTCTTTAAAAGAAAAGCAAGTACTGCTCTATCGAAAAAAGCAAGCTCTGTATTTTTAGAAAAATGATATAATTTATAATAGACGTATACCTTACTTTCTTTTCTAGAGGATATCAACTTAGTTTCCCCAGAAATTAAATTATTGTTTCTTTCAAATTCTTTTTCGATTAAAGCATTTAGAGTTTCTAAGGCTAACTGAACATCTTCCTCAGCGTCCTGCAACACCCTCCGCATATTACTTAAATGATCTTTTGCTTTTTTAATTTCTTTAGTTTCTTCCATTTCACAAATACCTTACCACTTTAACCAATTCAAAAAATAAAACACAACTTCCACATAACACAGATAAACTTACCGCAGCACACAAAGAAAAATTTTTAATAGGGACAATAAAATCCCTTACTACAGGGTGTAAGGAAGGAAACTTAACTACCTCGTCTGATCTCCAAAATAAAAAAAGAAATAAAATGCGTAACAAACTGTATCCTAATAATCCAGCACTAATACTTATCCCAAACCCGGACAAAATAACGCAAAGTAAATATAAATTTTTCATTTTCTTTTTCCCCTTAATTTATTAATTTGATCCTGTGTAAGATTAACACCCCCACGACTTAATGTCTTAATACTTTTCAAAACGCCCTCTATGTCAACTCGTTCATAAGCAATCAAACAACCTGTACACCCCTTCAACAAATAATAGCATTCTGAATTTAATAAAGCAGTTTCACAATTTCTAATTATATACCCGTCCTTATCTGCGTGAAACGAGTTAAGAGCTTTTACTTTAGGCACAGACGAACCTTTTATCTTAATCTCATTTTCCACTTTCTGTCCTTATATCCGAATCCGTATAACCCTTTACAAAAGTGTAAAGATATATAGATAAAAAACAAACGGCTAACAAAATAGCACACAGCAATAAAAACTTAATTTTATACATTCAAACCACCTTCATTAAAATTAAAATAATCGACGAAATAAGCGCTATTACGACTACACCAAAACAATCGGATAACGTTACACCTTTGTTTCTGTGTCTAATTGCGTATACACAAACAGACACAGAAACAAAAATAAACATAAAAAATAATTTACTTGATATACCTATTCGAAACATCTTACTTATCTCTTTTTTTATTTTCAATTACTTCAATCAGGCGCAATACTCTCTTACAAATGTTTTTATAAACTAGTTTATCAATTAAACCATACGCTATTTCTGTAAATAAATTTTCGTGGTTGAGATTATCATACGCCCATATTTTAGACTGTTTAGTGACAACCAATGTATATTGTTCAAATTCATACCAAACAGACCCTTTAAAGACAGAGTCGTCTTCTTGGTATATTACATTCGCATACGTCGGTGCTTTAGACAAAAACTCATAAAGCACAAACCAATTTTTATAGTCTCTCCGTTCAAATATTCGCATATAGAACAGAGAACCCAGAGAACCCAAAATCACACACCCACATAATACATATCCTAATACTAAGACAATCAACTCTTGCATTCTTTTCTCCTTTACCTTTTAAACCGACCTGTAATAATTCCTGCTAACAGCCACAAAACGCCTACAACTAATAAAATTACTAAAGGAATCCAAAAAGGACACGTCACCCACAGCCACGGCCAATCAATTACCTTTGTTAATTTTAACACAGTAAATACTATCGTCAATATCCCTGTGAATCCAATCCCTGAACTTGCTCCTGAATTATTTGACATTTTTCTTTTTCTCCTTATTCAATTTGATTATAATTACATTATCGTAATTTTACACTTAAAACTTTAGTAGAGAAATGAAAAAAATCCAGGCATTTATGCTTTATACCTGGATTCTTTTCATCGTGAAATTTGCATTCTTACGCAGGACAAAGGCTTCTTATTCGTCTTTACTTCCAGCTTTCAAACTTGTCAAATCAAATAACTTTTATCCTTTTCTTTTTTCTCTTATTCAGTCTAACAGACCTACTATTTTTACTTTAAGAGGTTCCGTTTTTCCTGAGCTTCAAAATCTTTATGTTGTTTGTTGGTACAAAACAGCTTCAAATTCTTTAACTCGTTATTCAGAGGGTTATGGTCTATGTGATGAACTACTTCATCACTAGACAAACACCTATTCAAAGACTTAGCGACTATTAACCTATGCTCTAATATAAACCCGTCTTCCCTTGACATGGGTAAAAAGCTTTGAGGACACTGTACGTATTTCATAGGTGGATAATTGTTTTTATTATTTTTTTCTTTAGCCACTATATTAAACCTAACAAAGTGCAGAGTATAATTGCAAACATAAAAACTATACCTAACAACAGTTGATTACTAGCGCGGGAATAAAACCCGTCCACTTTAGCAACCCCTCTAATCTGTCTGTAGAATATAATAAATAGCGTAAGCATTACTCCCTGAATTATAAAACCAAGCAAATTAACCAATTTCATGTTTCCTTTTCTCCTTTAACCTAACACGCTTCCGTGGAATATCTCCGGCAACAAACCAGCCAACTCTTTCTGTAAAGGAATCATTAACTCCCGCATTTGTGGATGCGCATCCTGGGCACACCTAACTTTGAGTATGTGACGCCACTCTCGAAGATTCGCCGACATTATAACTTCTGTCTTTAGGCTATTAGGTAAAACAGACCTAGCTTGCTGAGGCGTCCAACCCTGATTCAACAATTCCAAATAAGACGTCTCACAGTTCCACATAACGTCAACCCACAATTTTTGAGAATCAGACACGTGCATACTATAAGCAGGCTGCTCAATATCTTTAACATATTTACCTGGCTCAACATTACACCACTCTGGTATAACAAACGTTAGTCGATTGTCAAACTTATCTTTAGAGTAATTACAGAACCGGGTAGATTCCTGCGTAAAACTTGCTAACCTATGCCTAACTAGCTCATGTGAAATTCCTCTGTCACACACGAACTTCACTGACAAACTAACGTGCTCTATTACACTCTCATGACCTCTCTTTATTACACCTTTCACAAAGTTAGACGCGCTGTCTTCTGTTATTTTCTCTTCACTCTTATACGCCGTTCTACCTGCTACCTCTATCCGCTTTAATATGTCTATACGGTCTATAGGGGTAAGTATCTCGCAATATGGTTGGATCAATTTCATACTTTTGCTTTCTCCTTTTCTTCTTTATTTATCATAGACTGTCCCATGTCAAACTTAACACGCAACTTGGCTTCTTCTGCTCTTCCGGCATTAAAATTGTGTGTTGCACGATAATAACCACAGACACGAGTAAACACTGTGCAATCTGTACCCTTCACATTCTCCAACTCCACTTTCTTATCCCTTATCTGCCTATCTACCTCTTTAATTTCAGTCAACTAACACACTCCTTTTATTATTTCCCTTCTTTATCAACTAACACACCGTAACCTATAACACATAACGAATTGTCAAAATACTGTCTGACATACTGTTTGTCTGATTCAATATCGGGATTACGCTCTTGCCAGTCTAAAAGACACTTTCTTAATTCATCCACAGTAGTTATACCTACGTCCAGACAAGAATGAGACTCTATAGGGAATCTACCGTCTGTTATGATCTGATTCTTTTCAGGTTCAAATTCAAATTCAAACCTGCCCTCCTCAAAATACCAAATACAGTCGTCCTCTGGGAAATTCCTAACATCTGTATAAATATTTTTCTTTACTTCGTTCATTATTGCAAATCCTCGCTTTTTAAATTCTCTTTACACCAACTGATAACTTCTTCTTTAGAAAAAATATCCCCGATATCAAAAGAGTCTCTCAAACAATCTAAAAACTTAGGTTTATATTTGTCTATTAAGTAATTAAACACCTCGTCAATAAGCGTATCCAACCCATAAACTTCATGCGGCTCTACGTACTCTTTTACCCAGGAGATTAGTCTGTTTTTAGGAACTATATCCTCAACATTCAAACCATTTACTTCATCACTCAATTCAGACACTATACTTTCAATAATTCGCTTTAATTTAACTATACTATAATCATTTTCCATTTATTATTTTTCTCCTTTTCAAGTCTATACGCTTAACAAAACTAAACACTCCAACACGTAAGTACCCCCCCTTTTTATACCGAAAAGAAAACACATACCAGTCTCACGAACCCCTCTCCACCTTGAAGAAATCAAACCCCAAACGCAGAACATCTTCTCTGTAAAAAAAATAGAATAAACTAAACGTCAATTTGAACAACCTAAACATCAATAACTGTAAACTCACTATCTCACCCTCCAATTACATTTGTAATACAAAATTGAAAAGTAAGCGTAATTTCGACTTACTTTCTCCTTCACTTTCCCACCTAACAACCGTCAATTATTTAATACATTAAAATCAACAAAATCTCCGACCTTTAACATTTTCACTTTAGTGTATGGAAAAATCTGCCACCCAAAATTTCCCTTGACGTCTTTAATCTCGACTGTATACCGGTTAACATCTTCCATACTCCCGAAAAAACCACCGATCTCATTATTATAAAAAGTATCTCGACTTACCGAAATTTCTTTCGTGTGATTCAACCCATTAAAATCATCAACTGTCAAAAGTACCAATTTATAAACTTCTGGGTGTCGTACAGTCTGTAAATAACTACCTTTACCGTTCGCATTCACTCGCGATTCAAAAGTACTATATTCAGGAATGTAATTCTTCTCTATTACTTTTCCATAACTGAAATCAGAAAAATAAATTTTAGTTATCCTTCCTTTCACAGCACACGACATTAACAAAACACTAATAACAATTAAAAAACATAAAATATTTTTCATTTATTTTTTCTCCTTTAATTTTATTGCTGCATCGATCATTCCTGACACGCCAGCGCTATTTTATGCACCTCTTCCCACAATTTACCGGTAACCTTCTCTATGGTGATTAGTAATTTATTAGCGCAGGTAGAATTTATTTGCATCTTATTTATACGCCCTTTTTTCGCGTGTTCATTCGCGTAAAATAAAAATTGCATTGCCGATTCTACCATATCACATAACATGACGGAGGAATAAAAAGCCAAGTTTCTATTCTTTGTCATATCAAAATGAGCTTCATAACAATAAAAAATTTTACTTTTTTCGTCTATAATATTTGTTACGCCATTACGAGAAATTATTTTCCAATTAGACGATATTCCTAAATGAGCTAAAAACTTTTCCCTGTTTAACATTAGCAACCCCCCAATTTCTAATTTTATTTTTAATCCAGACAATAAAACTCTCCGTCTCAGTGTCCCCAGAACAACGCATGCCTACCTCTTCGTAAAAATAAACACAATTAAAATTTTCACATATCTTTTCATAAGACGTTATTAATCTTTTTTACTCCCCCACCTAACAAACCTATTATTGAAGACCCAATCTTTAACCCCACACCTTCAATTTCAGTCAACCTTCCCTGGTCTCTTCTTTCAATCGACTTCATTAAATCGTCGGCTTCTATAGATAGAATTCTTAAAGCAGTTTTTTCACCCACACCTTTTACTTTAATCAGCTTTAAAAACACTTCCCTTTCTCTATCGGTATAAAAACCAAACAACTGCATTCGGTCTTCTTTATGGAGAAGGTGAATAAACAATTTTGATTTCTCATTTTTCTTTTTAACTTCCCTGTCCAGCTGTCTGCGTGTGGAAAGAGAAATAAAAACAATAAATTCTATGTCGCCTACCGATACACCCACACAGACATCTTTTCCAGCTATGGGATAATAAGAACACTTTCCAGTTATTGAATTTATCATAAATTAGAAGCCGCCTTCTTACCAACTTCTTTTATTGATTTTACAACAGATGTTCCTTGACAGCTGAATCCTACCTGTACCTTATACATATTTTTATATGAAATAAAAACAGTATTACGGTCAACAAAAGAGGTTATTTTTCCCTTTATAAGAGAGCTTTCTCGTAAAGAATAAAAAACTACCGAGTCACCAACAATTATTTTATTTCCCAAAAAATCTTTCATGTCTTATCTTTTTCCTTTCTCTAAATATCAATCAGCACCAAACGAAAATTCACTTTTGTTCAACTAAACTAAACATTTTTCGACATATAGCGTAAATAAACCATAAAATATTTTACCTTCCGGACTATCAAAAGGTGTCACGCAAGATTTATAAATCGCGAATATTTCATCGTCTAACCAACCGAAACTTCGCATCTGTTGCACATATTCGTCAACAGACTTTTTAATTGTATTCCTCAATAAAACAATACTCACTTTATCCGCATTTAAATCCATAGTCTTTAATGTATTTATTATGTCGTTAATCTCTTCTGGTTTCATCTTTTATTCCTTCCACCCATCCTTACTTTTACTCAGACCAATAGCAACGCCCTGAGAATGCGAGGCTCTTTCAGCCTTACTTTCTGAATCAGAATCGCCTTTTTTATAATAGTATTTTTTTCCTTTTTTACCCCAACGTTTATAATGTCCTTTAGAATCTTTTCCTGTTTCAGTCGGCATATATTATATTCCCCTTCCTTTTTTAAAATAAGTTAGCCGACATTATTACAGACAGCTAACTCCACTCGTCACATACGGGTTATTCTTTTGTCACGGTACACTCTCTAATTATATTATCGTAATTTCTTACTTAAAACTTTAATTAAAAAACACACAAATTCAACGCTTGAAGTAAATAAAAACAACAAAAATTCAATCTTAAATTTATGAATTTTCACTGTTAATTTATTGTTACCCTCCTGTTACGTTATTTTTATTAGTTGTTTAAAAGCCATTTCGGTGACCGTATCGCGACCCCAAACTTTTAGCTTTCCTTCTTTATCTACGTCTAACAAATAGGGGCTAGTCGAATGAACACAGTTATGTACTACGAAACCTTCTGCGATATAACTCTGATCATCGTCCACTTCTAGATTATATGTGTAATAATCGTTACAGCGTATTCGTATTTCCTTAACATCAATCACAGACAACATGCCTATTTTTCCACATAACAGACATAATACTTTATCTTTAGACAAGAGATTCTCAACCTTTGTCCAACCTCTTTCAGTCAACACCGGGTGCATCAAAGTCATAAAAGGTGACCACTTTACCCGGTTGTTTTTATAATCCCAAACGCTAAACCGAAATAAACTATTTCCTTTTTTTATCTTCCCTCGGATAAGCTTAATTACTCGGTCATATTTTCCAGTGTGAGTTTTCACTCGATCACCGACCTTTATTATTTTTATTTTCTTCCATCCCTTATTCGTCAACACTCTAACATTAGGATCAACAAAACACCTCGGATGAAACACCTCGCCACTGTCTTGCGCTTCCTTCACCGTAGGAAAATTGGTATTCTCCCCACTTATAGAAAGTATCTCACCTTCCCAATCTGCACAAGCATCGTCACTACCCCCCGTAGAAACCATTACCAAATCAAACCCGGCCCTATACATTTGATTGTGTAGCCCCTCTTCTTGCAAGGCCCTGGAGCGTGTCCTAGCCATCGTCTCAGCCCACTTTGCAGGATCGTACTGCCTTATCTTTTTATCTTTACACTTTATAATTAATTTACCTGCACCATTCGCCAAACCTTCTTTTTCTATTCTCTGAATCACCATCTCGGTTAACGTTCTAGGTAAATTTTCTTTTCCTTGTAATTTTTCTCGCACATCCGAAAAACCTAGCCAACTCCCTTCTGTCCATCCAGTTTTAAAACTGTCTAAACTTTCACGTGTCAACAAGCCTTTTTCAGCTTCAATAACCGTTCCCATATTTCGCAGATATTGACGATTGTATTTCACCATTTCTTTAAGTGAGAAATTTAAAGCGCGATTCATATTTAGGAGCAAATCTACTACAACAGACATAAGCTAATCCCTCACAAAAATAAAAACTGCATTCTCTTCTAACTTTGAATTAGTCAGATACCTAAGTATAAATCTCTGAGCAAACAACTGATTGACGATTGCGCGTTGATTTTTCTTAGGGTGAATCTCTACAGCAATAACCTTAACACACTCTGGCAGATTACGAAAATTTAATCTTAATTCTTCTTTTTCAATATCTATCTTTACTACGTTAGGCTTATACTTAGTAAGTAAATAAGAGAGAGAAACGACAGCAACTTCTAAATTCCCATCATCCGATATATGGTCTATAGTCGTAAGCTTATACCCCGGATTAGTTTTAAACTTACACTTAGTGTCAACTAACAACCTTTCTTGCCCTGACACAGCACAACGCAATACACCAACGTTAGGTGCTTTATTCAAATTTAAACGAAGAACATTTACATTTTCTGGACTTGGCTCCACACACATTACTTTTTTAGGATCGTGTGCCAAACATCGAATAGTAAAAGAACCGATATGTGCTCCCACATCTAGAACAACAGTGTCTTTATTTATATACTCAAATACACAATTATAATCTTTTTCTTTTATTATATTCAAATCGTTAGTGTTAGGTCTAAAATAGATACCTTGATAACATTCGTAATTCATTTGTTTATTTTCTCCCTAATTTCAACAACCTATCGATAAACGAATCTATCGTTTCCATTTCTCCAGGTGAATCTTTAACGTACTTTCCAATTTTATCTGTGGCAACTTTCTTACCCATCAAATAACAGTAAACCTGAAAAAATAAAAAAAACTTTCCCGTCCGTCGTATATAGTTAGCACATAGAATATTTGCTTTGTGCTCAACAGCACTGCGCTTTGTATCGCTGTCTAGTGTAAAAATATCATCGGGAAGAAAAAGTTTTTTTATTTCTTTCTTCAATTCCAACCCTTCACGAATCGGATTTATTTTTAATAATTTCGATATTAAAGAATAAGTCTCTACATAAAAAACATACCCCTGTTCAACATTAGACGTTTTTGCCACATCAATTACTCTACATCAATTACTGTTTTTACTTTCACCAAACTAGGATAAGTCTGCTGTAAAGCTTTTAACCCATAAACTAACATATCACAAATCCCTGAATAATATTGTTTCACAGGCACTTTAGCAGCCCTTAAAAGAAAGTACAATTCCCCAGGCCTATCGAGACCGTAAATATAATCTGCCTCTGTACCTGTAGGAAAAACCTTATCCTTTAAACAAAGCAAAAAAGAATTAAACAACGTAGATGTTGCTACACATACTTTAGGATTCCCTACTATGTCCGCATGACCTTTAGCGGAAATACTTTTAATTAACTCTGTATTTTTTTCTTGTTTTTTAATTACAATTTCAATTTCAACCATTTATTTATCCTTTATAAAAAATAGCGTGTTTGGCGAAGGGAGAAAAGAAATTCCAAACACGCTTTGAACCCTTTATTCTTTATTAAGATCGACAACGCCCCGTTTGTTTTTCTTAACTGACATTTCATCTTTATCAATAAGAGGACTATCGTCCTCCTCGTCTAACTCATCGAGTGTAACATTCTGAGAAGGTTCAGCGTCCAACAAAGCTTTATACTCCGCTTCTCGTGCCACTTTCTCATCTTCTGACTTTTTACTCTTTTCTTTCTCTATTCGCTTCAACTCGTCTTCTACATCGACACCATCAAATAGAGCAACGACAATACGTGCACCGGTCTCAAACGATAACAAACCTTTTTCTGTAGCCAAACTAACGTCCACAATAGTCGCACTCCGATCTGTAGGAATAGACGACTTAACTTTAACTGTAATCGAGAAAACAGAAGGGACTTTATCAAAATCGACAATTTCAGGATTCGTAACAGTTACACCTTCGCCTAACACCCAAACGAAATTTAATTTCTGTGCTACTTCAATGATCTCTTTTATTGCCTGCTCTAAGTAAGCATTCTTCCTAGTTGCCATCGATATAGACCGAATAAGTTTATATAACAAGGCTCTTCCACTTTCTACGCCCCCACTATCGTCTCCGACAAGAGCTGCACTAATTTCTGAATTATCTAAAATAGCTTTATAGAGCCTTTTTACTTCTTCAACTGTTTCGGCTAAGTGACCATCCCATGTCAAGTATTCAGGCGCATTAGAACCAGGTGGGACAGGGAAATAACGACCACCCCCACCAGACATTTCTAACGTACCATTAACGTCTAAATAAGCCTCTGGCCCCGCCATCGCAGGGTCACCATGTTTATCTAACACGTCATGATATTGGGTTATACGGTTGTTCAAAGCATTCTGCAAACTTTCAATCATGCTGTTGTCGGACACACCAAACACATCGAACATTCTATAATTAGGCCAATGAACCAATAAAAACTCATCGACTCCCGTATACTCTTCAATCACATAAGCGTCTAATTGATTTTCTGTTTCCATTTCCGGCTCTGTAGAAACAAGCATCCGCATGTTAGGTGAATTAGCACACTTCTCAAACAATTCTTTATTTTTAGGATTAATGGACAAAGGAACTAATACAGGCTCCGCTTTATCTGAGATTTCAAAAAGCATATAAACTATCTTACCTTCGTAATGTAGTTTTTTCTGCACATAACAGACTCTATGTTTCTCGCCGGAGTTAAGGAATCCTGTTTTATTTTTTCCTTCTAACTCAAATTCATAAGCTATCTCATAACAAACAACTTCCCGATTATCCTGATAGATGTCAACGTAATAAGCGTCAACAGGTTTTATTTTTATTTTCTTATCTTCATCTAAACAGACTTCAAAAAAGACATCCCCCTCAGACGAATTGACCATAGCTCTTTCGTATAACAACACGGTTAAATCATTCTCTTTAACTAAATCATTCAACCACGTTTTATCGTCTTCTGTCACTTTGTCTGGAAATTCAGGAGCCAAAACGATTGAAGAACCGACAACCAAATCTGCGCTCGCTTTATTGACCAACTGTGTTTTGTTGTCGATAACAAATTCTTTTACGGCATACTCTTCTTGCGTATAAGTTTTACCCCACGCATCTTTTTTAACAGATCCCCCTATCGGTTTTTCATAATATGATCGACCAAAAGCATCTGTATTAATAACGTATAACGAAGTTCCTTGTGCTTCATCAGAAATAGAATAACCTAATTTTGTTAATTTTCTATACCTGTTATAGTTTAACTTCCGATCTCGATGTGCTTCGTTATTCGCATACATTACTTTTATTTTCCTTCTCCGCCGGACATCAATTTAGCGTGAAAATCTGTAGGGGGTAAATAATCTGGCATTCCGCCTAACCTTACCCCTGACTTATAACCAATCGGTTTACTTTTCAATAACGCCTGTACCTGCTGAGGAGTCGTTGCCTCTTCTAATTTTTTTTCCCACTCTTCGCCAGACATATCACACACTCCCACACTTTACAGGGCAGTCAGCTCTAACAACACTCCGGCTATTAACCTTATTATTTTTTCCAATGCCGCTAGGGACATTAATTTTTAAATTTCTTTCTATCCCGTCTTCCAAATTAGCTGCCCCAAACGAACCAACACAGATCAACAGACCAGTTTGACGAACACTCGGCTCAGCATTAGACCGCTTTCCGATTTCCAACATATTCAAATCTCCTATCCATTAACAAATACATAAGTAATTATAACACAAGAAAAAACAATAGTCAAGACTTCAAATCTTTTTTATTCTTTCTAAAAATTAAACGGTCTACCCAAAAGAAAATTAACCCACCTAACAGATTAGAAATAACAGAGGAGAGTAAAGTGCCTATCCCGAAATAAGCAAGCCCCCAAATGGACACCGCTAAAACAGGTGTAGACGCCTGCCAACGCAATAAATAAAGTAAATACCTTTTCAAATTAACCTACTCCAAAAACCTTATTTTTTTATTCTTTTCTTTAGCGTATAACAATTCACGCTTTGTACTTTCGCCGATATAACCCCCGACATTTAAAATTAAAACTTCATCAGACAAGTCTATTTTACGCAAATGTAATCTATCAAGCATAACCTTTTGTTCGTCAGTTAACCAAATTTTTTCTACAACGTTACCTACAGCATCGACGTGTCCGAACATACCAACTGACAATACAATATTTCCTTTTAAAGTTTCTTCTTTATTAGTACGCTCGAACACATCTTTAAACCTTGTCGAACCACACAAACAAACTATAATCGGTTTATCTTTCATAAATTAACCTAACCTATCTACAATTTTTAAATAAATAGAATTCAACCACTTCTGCTCACGCCACGTAGTATCTTTTCCATTTTCCATTTTTTTCTTTAACTTATCTATAAAAACCCTTTCGTCCGTTCCTAAAACCCCTTTATTATGTTTTAAAATAAAATCAATTTGTAAATTGTGTTTTTCTGTAATAAGTAAATCGTTCACCTTCCCACCTCTTTAGTCGGTAAAACTACATACGTTTTTTTATTAAAAGGAAATTTTCCTTTGCCCACAATTCCGTATAACACCACAGCGCCACCAAAAACCATACTGACAAAACAAGACAAAACCCAAACAATTAAAATTATAAAATTCCACATTCTACTTACCCCCTTTAATCAAATCTAAAATAATATCCACCACTAACCAACTAACGCTCACTAACGTTATCGTTTGATAAACTTTTAAGGAATTTAATTGCTTCGTCGAGATATCTTGTAACTTCAATATAAAAGCTTTGTCCTTTAACATCTGATGCTGCAAGCGTAATAATAATTGCTGTTGAATCCTTATATCTCTCTTCCCAATCTCTAATAATTGCGTCCTTCTCTGTAAGTCTTTTCTGTCCTGTATAGATAAGCGTTTCAAGTTCTCTATTTCTTTCTGATCTTTCATCAAGTTGTTTTTTAAAATTTGCAATCTCTTCGATTCCTGAATTTCCTGTTGTTCCTTCGCCACTAACAGTTGTTTGACTTTCATTAGATTTTTTATCGTTAATTCTTTGGTTGACAACGGCTCCAATAATGTATCCGACAATAAGGGAGCCAAACAACACAAAACAAATAACGCTAACAATACTAAAATCTGATTTTTTCGGTTCATTCATTTTCCTTTGCCTCATACTTCAATAAAAATTCTGGATTAATAACTTTAAAACTAAAAATATTTCCCATCCTACGAACACCGTAGCTAATTCAATCCTTTCTTTCCCTTCTATAGGCTGTAAATCAATTACTCTCTGAATACTTGCTAAACTTCTCATTCTATTTTTCCTCTCTCTCTTTACTTTCTATCTGCACCTTTAACTTTTCAATTGCTAAATAAAGAAAATGAAAATTCCGATACCTGTCTGTATGTTGAGTAATCTCTTTACGAAAGGATTTTTGTAATAAGGAATCAAGCTTATCCTTTAAAATTCTCAAAACATAATAAACGCTCCGCACTTTACAATCTTTCCCTGCCTGAATTCGCATAACAGCTTGGAATATCCCTTTCTTTGCATCCCATACGTCCCCTGCTGATTTATGGCAAAGAGACCAACCTACAACTTTACCAATCCCAGCTCTAATCACCACCGCAGCACCTATCGGATTATTTTTCTCATCCCTGACATAAACCACCTTATCAAATAAAACATTCCGCAATATCGGATAACGAACAAACAAACCTTTAGGTAAAGAAATTCTCCCTACACCCTTTACACGACCCACCTGTTCCTTTAAAGAGCACACCTTTAAACGCGAATCTTCATCTATAATTTTCCAATTTTCAGCGGCCTGTCTAAGTAACCCAAAATCTGAAAAACAAACCTTATTTGACACACAGTACCGATTAAAGTCTACCTGTTCAAACTCAGGGATACCAAATTCCTTACACACAGCTTCCCAAATGTGACCTACACCCTCCAAATCACATTTAGTATTTACGCAGTTACAAGACATAAAAACCTCCCCTTACTTATTTTTCTTTTCCTCCCTGTCGAAGAATCGAACTTCGTCTATCTGATTCAAAGTCGGACGTACAACCAGCATACCTACAAGGAAAACAAAACAAAGTTAGGCGTTATTATCAGAACGCCTAACTTATAACAATTTAATTTTTTCAATCGCTTATCAAAACATTCATTAGCCTGTTGGGATACTCCTCCTTTAATTTCTTAACACTTTTATGGCTGTGTCCTTCCCATTAAACTTTTTATCCCCTCTTTAACTGTTCAAAATCATTACAATTAAAAATAACAGGTTATTCACGTCTACGGCTATTATCCCCGCAAACACATAGCGCCTTTGTCAATTCTACGCTCACATTTATATTGTCGTAAAAATAAAAAGAAAACTTTAGTCCTTTTTTATTTATCTACAATCCCTCTTCCTGTTATAACACTCTGTCCTTTATTCTTTGTTTTATTCCCAGGTCTTATTCCTATTTTAAGTTCTTTAGTGAAATACAAAATTCCATACCCGAAAGAGTCCGCGCCATGTGAAAATTCATCGTGAAGGGGAGTCTCATTATTCCCACCTAACGGATTAGGCGCCCATTTGTAATTTATAGCGCGTTCCCAAATCTGAACGCACTCTTTAGCAAAATACACTCTGTTATGTGTTGGGTCAATCGCTTTTTTCACTTCTACAATTCTATCAAGTATTTTGTATCCGGTTAAATTGTGCATTCTTAAATTCACATAACGCCTATTAACAATAACGCCATTGTCATCTCTCGCAAAATTACCCGCTGTTGTAAACTGTACTTTAACAGACCTCAAAGAATTTATACTCCTAGCTACAACATCGGCACCTGCGACATTTAACAAATAACGATACTCACGTTCTCTTGACCTTCTCAAAAAGGCTTCATAAGGCGCTCTGACATTCACATTCATCTTTTCAAATTCTTTAGGTGGAACCCCCATGATCAAGTCAATATAAAATCTAATTTCTTTATCTGTTCCACATAACTCATCAACAATTAAAAAATTTCCTTGGTTGTCCACTTGAATTATGGTAGCAAACGTTTCATCACTAACGCCTAAGTCCCACGATATTATCGTTCGCTCTTTCCATTCGTCACACCACACAACGTCTGTCACGTGTGTACGAACATTCAAACCTGTGTAGACTCTACCTGACACCGACACATCATAATCAATGTCTAACTCCTGAGCTATCTGCTCCGGTGTCATATCCCTACACTCGTTCAGATACCAATCCGATACCCACGTTTCAGTTTCTGTATCCCACTTTTTATTTTTTATTCTGTTAGGGTGTTGTGTCCAATGAATATTAACTACCTTAACTCCACTATCTTTATTCCAACGAAGACGAGAAAAAACATTACCTCTCCCTCTAACAGTCGAATTATAGCACTTACATTTGCCAGCCAACTTGAAAGCAGAAAAAATAGTTTCGCTCTTTGGAGTAGAGGCAGTCTCATCCCAAAAAGCAAATTTATACGTCCCACCTCTACCGGCATCACTGTTAGCTGATGAACCGACTAAATAAGCATTAGTCATCTGGTTCCATATTCGAAGTTTTTTAAATTTTAAAATTGTAGATTTATTTCTATATTTTTCTTTGTAGCCTAATACATATGAGCTGGATAAATGTCCGTACATATACCTAATTTTACCAAACAAACTATCAAGCGTCGAAGTCTCTCCCCCGTCATCGACTAACGCTTCCTTCTTTGAAAGTGCAAATCCTGAAAACCCAGGGTCATGTAACAAGCCCCACAACATAAACGCGCAATAAACCCACGACATGCCCATCTGTCTTGTTTTTTCATCTAACAAGGATTGCCCATTTAAATAAGCAGGATACAGATCATTATTTATAAAATCCCGCTGGTACTTATAAAGATAAAAGGGGTTATCGTCTGGCGGGAATAATTCAGGATTAAATATTTTACACTCACACTCGATAAACGCAGCTGGATTAATGACATAATAATCTATAACGCTTCGCATAGACTCAAAACAAGCTAACTTATCAATTTTATATTCAGTTCTGTAAATTAAAGACTCATAATAATCTCGATGATCTAAACCTAAATCTTCACTTTCTACTCTATTGTAATCTTCTTTTATCTTTTTTAAATACTCATATAGAAAATCAATATCTTTTTTACTCACCAAACACCGACACTATTTATTTTTTTCTTTCTTTAACGTACTCAAATAATTATCAATCGCTTCTGCCAAAACAGGCTCCCACTTTTCTGATTTTATTTTTGTCAGCAACAACATAAACACATAAGCCGCAATCATAGGATTCCCGATTCTAAATATCAACACGTCCACAGAAGGAACATACGTTAACCAAAACAAACTCATTCCCGCTAACATAGAGACCAAAATAAAAACAACGTCAAACACATTAATCACAAAACCAGACATAGTAGAGCCTAATATCCCTGAATCTTTAACGACTAACAAACCTGACAATAAAAAAAGTAAAATGAAAAACAAAACTATTTTAAAGATAAAATTAGCAGGCGACTTCAACATTAAAAAATTCTCCTTTCTTTAACGACAAACCCTAACGTCAATTCAACTTAACATAATTAGGTCTGTACTTCTGCAAATCAGCTTCCAGCTCTTCACGACTAACAACACCTATATTATCAAAAACAAAATCCCTCTCGTCAGACATTAAATCTTTAGTCTCTCCAATAGTTGCGGGTTTTCCAATAGCGTAATCAGAAATAAAATTCATTAATAACTTTTGGTGTTTGTAGGACTTTTTCTTTAACGCCTCAGACCAAACAACTTCGAATAAAGCTTTTACTCTTGTTGTCTTTTTCCCTGTTGGCAAATTATCTAAATACTCGGCCACATCCTTCTTGTGCATTATAGCTGCAAAAATAGCAACCACGTCTCTTTTTTTTTCTTTACCTTTTCTAGGTCTACCGTGTGTATTCCCACTCACGCCTTTCGTAAACGCCATACTTGCTCCTCAAATAAAAATATCAGAGTTAAGTATAACACAAAAAAATAAAAAAAGTCAAGTTCCTATCCTCTTATACAAGGCTAACACACACTTACCTTTATACTTATCAAAATCTATAGGTGTAATCAATTCAAAACCAGCGCTAACTATTTCTTCATGTTTCTTTAACACATTCGTGTGTCCAGGATGTAACTCAACCCCCAATCGGATAACAGACGTCAAATAATCAGCAGAAAACACGTACGCACTCTCAGCGCCTTCAACATCAATTTTAACTACTGTAGGGGAACTATCCTTTAAAACTTCATAAAATAAATCGCACCTAACAATCTGTCCCTCTCTTCGTGTTACACTTGAATACACAGAATGTGCAGCTCGATTAAACCCGGCATCGACAAACAAAGACTCTTTATGTGTTGCCTCCCCCACATTTACGGAAGATATTAAATACTCCCCCAAAACCATATACCGACTACAAAAAATACTGAACTTAGACTCTTTAACATTCAATCTTAACAAATCAAAATTTTCCTGCTCTGGCTCAAACGCTCGAATATCTTTGAACCCTAACTGAGCCGCCAAAATAGAAAAAGAACCGGTGTGTGCTCCAATATCTAAAACCACACCGTCTAAGTTTGACACACCTTCTAACAAAGGTAAATAATTCCTACGCTCCGACCACACTTGCAAATCGTTTGTTTCTGGTCGGTAATACAAAGTACTATATTTCATTCTTCAATTCCCTCTTCAATTTTCCCATTAAAACAACTTGATTCTTTAGTCCAGGAACTCTGAACCCCTGTTCCCATGCCCGTAACGTACATACACTAACGCCAAGATATTTAGCAAACGATTCCTGAGACATTAGCATCTTCAAACGAATAGACTTTAACACTCTCTTCCAGTTTAGTTTTTTAACCAAGCTATTCTCGTCTCCTTATTTAACTAGAAATAAATCGTAATTTTTTTCATTTTCTTTAAGCTGGATATCTGGTGCAGCTTCCCGCAAATCAATCTTCACATAAATCTGTTTTTTCTCAGCCCGTAAAATGCGTAAAGCAGAAGATAAAAATTTAGACCAGTCAACTTTCTTGTCTAAACCTTTATACTGATTTATTTTTCCAATTCTAAATTCATCAACAAACGGGGATACATCGACCATAATACGTAAAGACTGTTCCGGGTCAATTACAGGCTCAAAGCTAGCCCAAGTTTTTATTCCTGCTTCTTTTATTTTCATTATCGCTTTCTTACGTTGTTGATACGTAGCCGCACCCGGCTCCCATTCATCTGTTAAATTTTTATCAATAAAAGTTAACGTAGTTCCAAATTTGAATTTGTTCCCCAGCGCTTTAAACAATCTCAAATCCCGTAAAGCCCTTTCTCCTCCTTTAGTCAGAATAGCAATCGGGAATCCGGCTTCGTGTACCATACTTAAAACTGTAGGTGTGATTTTATTTTCTAATTCTGCATTACAATAAGGATCGCCGATAAAGGAAAGTAAAACTTGATCTTTTTTTCCTTTGTGAGTTTTCAACTCTTTTTCAAGGCGTTCTAAAATACCAATTTTTATTTCTGGGTCTGTATTAAACTCCTTATTAAAAGTGCAACGTACCCCGTAACAATAAAGACATCCGTGATCACAAGACTTGTAGTGATTTAAAGCCAGCGGACTATATTCTCTAGCACGGCCTCTTGGTTCATAAATCAATCCCATAATTAAACTCCCTTCAAACAAAAAATAAAGCTTTTAAATAAACTTAATACAAATATAATACAATTTTTAAGATTAATCAAGTAAAAAATAGAAAAATAAACGTCATTTTTTTATCTTAAAAACCCCATAAAACTTCATAGTCCCTTCTAGTTTATAATAACTAACGCTGTCTATCCCAAATACAGACAACCAATTTTTAAACTTCTCAAACCCATTAGAATTAAACAAAGAAGGAATTTTGTTTGTCATTTTTTGAGTATAACCTAACCCTTCCAACATTTCTTTAGGTAACGCTCCAAAAAGCGTTTGTATATGTGTAAAAAACACCACGCCCTTAAAAGAACCATTCTTAAATACTGTACTTAAAATCTTAACAGGTGAACCATAAGCATCCGCATCTAAAACATCAAACTTAGATAAATCCATTTTCATTAAATATTTAACGTTGTCCCCTTTAAGCTGAATTACTCCGGTAATACTACGCTTATCAATGCCAAGAACTTTTATTTTTCTCCCTTTTTCTTTAAGCTCAACGTCCGTTATAAAATTCCAAATTTTACCTGTCCCGTGAAAAACGTCTAACACATTAATCACTTCTTTGCCAGGTAAGTGATCACGTCTCAATTTTATCTTTAACTCTAACGCTGTCAAATCTGTACCGGCACTTTCAGGAGAAATATAATTTTTAATTTGCGGACTGTTCAACTTCGACTCCTTTTATAGCTAATATCTTTTCTAAGTGTGGGTACATCTCTGTAAGTAAGTCGGGAGAAAAAGAAAGTAAAATGTGTTCTTTGTTATACGGCTTAATTTCTTCTTCAACAAACACCGCTTCCCCGTCAAACGAATCAACCTTTAACCCTGTAAACGAAGTACTCTCAATAATAAATTCTTTATCTATCCCAGCATTTAAAATATAATCGTCAAGACCTTCTTTAGTCATCTTACCGTAATCCGATGCAATTTCTAAAAGAATTTCTTTTGCTTCTTTTTCGTTCTCTGCATTAATATAACAGACAGGCAGCTTAGGGATTACGTATCCCAACATACGCAAATACTTTAACACCTTTAACCGCGCATGTCCGTCTAACATAAACTTTACAGAATCATCTTCTTTATCCCAAACAAATATCGGCGCTCTTATCCCACGTCTTAAAATAACCGATTTGAGCTTATTAAAATTTTCTTCTGTTAACTCTTTTAAAGCACCTTGAAATTCTTGCAACTCGTCAAGATCAATTTCAGCTGCTCCTTTACAAAATATTTTTACATCTTTAAGCATTTTATTTTCCTTCTTCTTCTCTAATAACTTTTCCCTTCCACTTATTCAAGTCTAAAACACGTCTACCCTCTAATTCGTAATAAAAAGAAGGGTCTAACCAACATTTAAAAATATTATGGGGTACAGACAAAATTAAAACATCAACACCTTTCATCGCTACATCAAACTCTTCCAAGTTAGTTTTATCCCCCTGTGCTGGATTAATGTACGGGTCAAAGTAATCGAATGTAACTCTCAATGAGCTAATTACACAAACAGAATTCAAATCCCGCATCAAACCATAAGTGTAAGAATTTCTAGAATCCCCAGTATTGGGTATCCCTGTCGCACCAAGAAACAAAACACGAACCACCTTTTCCAAATTCCTGTAACCGTTCAAACAATCAATGACACGTTCACCAACACACTGACGAACCTTACACGCATTAAAATACAACGACGCCCTTAAAAGAGACTGCTTGCACGTAGCGTCCGACGACTCAAAAAAACTAGAAAGCGCACGTGTATCCTTCTCCAAACAATAACCCCCTACCCCTACCCCTGCATACATCAAATTACGCACTGGATTTATTCTTTCATTTCCTTCTACGTTAGGCAAAGAATTAACGCATCGCATAACGTCGTTATAGTTAACATCTTGCATATCACAAATCTCCGCTATCTGATTAGCAAACGCAATATTGACATACCGATGCGCATTCTCAGCAAGCTTAACAATTTCCGCCGTTTCCCAAGAAACAAAACTACATTGCCAACTACAATTGCCCTTATACAGATTAATGACGCGATCTTCAATCCCCGCAAAAACTTCTTTATCCCACACTAAAGAAAAAGATAAACCTAACACTCTAGGCATATTCTGCAAATTATACATAGGTCTCTCTAACGTTATTCTTTCAGGCGCATAAACTAGTATGTAATCCTCCACTTCCTCAAAATCTTTCAACAAGGACAGAATCTGATTTTTCATTCCGCCTATAGGTAAAGTAGACTCAATCGAAATCAATAAAGGTTTTTGGCCTTCTTTATTTTTTCTAATGTCTAACAAAGGTAAAATAACATTCTCAAACGTAGAAAACACGTTACTTAAATCAAAACCCCTCGCTTCTTCTTTATAATCTGCGTTAACACAAACTATAACCGCTGTTATATCGTTCAATTTACTTATCTCTATTTGGTTAACGTAGGGGAGAGAAGAAAATTCACATAGAGAATTCTCGTACACACCTAACATATCTTTAGGGCACTGGCTCTTATAAAACCCTAAAGACAACTCAGCCACTTTCGCCACATCTTTATCGTACGCTATTACAGGATAACCTCTTTCAAAAAAACTCAACGCTGTCGGCAACCCTATAACACCTAAACCTACAACTAAAATTTCTTCCCTCATTTTATTTTTTCTCCTTTATTACACCTATTTTCCTAGCCGGATTACCCGCCCACACTTCGCCTGCTGGGACATCGGTAAGAACAACGCTACCGCAACCTATCATACATCTTTCGCCTAACGTAACACCACAACGAATAGTGCTGTTTGCGCCAATCGACACGCCGTCTCTAACATCTGTAGGTACACATACCCAATCAGATACAAGTCTTAAACCTTTTTCTTCATCGTCCATCGCTCTCGGCCACATATCGTTAGTAAAACAAACGTGTGGGCCAACAAACACGCCATTACCTATTTTTACCCCTTTAAAAATTGAAACGTTGTTCTGAATCTTACAAAAATTACCAATTACAACGTCAGAATCTACGTATACACTTTTACCAATCAAAACATCGTTTCCTATTTTTACACCCTCTCTTATCTGCGTAAAATACCATATTCTAACATTAGAGCCTATAACTGCCCCGTCACCAATTATAACTTTTCTACTAGGAACATAATTATCCATTTATTTCACAACCCCTTTTTATTTTTAAATTCTCTATAGAGTTCATTCACACTATCACAAATATACAAAACGTCTTCAACCGTCAAATAAGCGTGAATAGGTAAAGAAAAAACGGACTTACACAACTTATCCGTTACATTATCTTTAGTGGATAGATACTCAATCTCATTACGAGGTACAATGCCCAACATAACATCTAACGTAGACGCAGGGTAATGTACTGCACAAGGGATGCCATAACGCTGACTCAATTCTCGGATAAAAGCATCCCGGTTTAACACGTCGTCTAACACAAGAGTATACTGCGCATTAGCAGACCGAACCTTACACGTACCTATAAACATAAACCTTTCACTCGCCAAATAATTAGATAACAATTTATCGTACAATCTAGCGACCGCTTCTCGCTTATCAAAATCATTTACAAACACATTTTGTAAATTCCACCTTAAAATTTCCGATTTCAAAACATCCAGACGGCCATTAAAACCTAACACTTGATGATTATACTTTGAAGCTGCGCCATGATTAATTATAAACCTTACTTTCTCAATTAGTTTTTTATCGTGAGACATAACCGCACCACCTTCTCCGGCTGTTCCTAGTGGCTTAACTGGATAAAAAGAAGTTATAGCTGCGTCCCCATAAGTTCCTGCAACTTTAACATGCCCAATTTTATTTCTATAATACGCACCGAACGACTGTGCTGCGTCTTCAACAAGAAACACGCTTGTATTTTTCTTTTCTATCTCACTCCTAAACCAATCAATTTGTGACGGGTCAAACACCCTACCAAATATGTCAGTATAAATAACCGCTTTAGTCTTGACTGTCACAGCGTCCGCCGCTTTTTCTAAATCCAACATAAAACTAAAAGGTGAAACGTCAACCATCACCGGATTAGCTCCTAGCAATAAAACAGCCTCTAATGCAGCTATAAAATTAAAATCTGGTAAAATTACCTCGTCTCCCTTTCCTACCCCTAAAGCCATCAACAAAACATAAAGAGACGTGGTTCCTGAATTACACAAACAGATGTCTAACTTATCTCCACTCCCACGCGACGAAATAAAATCTGAAATAGCACGTTCTGTCTTACAAATACTCTGATTGTTGTACGCCCCTATAAAATCAGTGTTCTCTAACACCTGATCAAATATTTTATTATATTCTCCTCTGTGTTCTTTATATTGCTGTTTCAAACCGGTAAAAGATATCTCTCGCATTTTATTTTCTCCTCGTTATTCTTAATTTGTTATTCAAATCCCAAGCTAACCACTGCGTATGTAGACCGTAGGGGTCTCTAAACTTAACCGAACCCCTATTTAAAATAAATTCCTTATCCTGTGCGTAAATAGGCTCCATCTTAACAGACGTACTTTCTTGTCTGCCTGTCACCCTATTCCACACAACAACAGTTTGGTTTATTAAGTCTGCTTTAATGACCGACTTCTCCAACATAACTGTTATCTCCCTCTTCTTTTCTGCCGCCACCCAGGATAAGAATAAATTACAAGGGATAGACCCGTCTAACGTTAAACGACCATTAACATGAACTAACTTTCCATCATCAATTACACCCACCCCGTCTACAACCTCCACTTTAGAAAAAAGCTGATTCAAAATATCAATGTCGTGTACACCTAAATCGTGAACTATGTTGTCCGCTCTCAAATCTTCTTTAACCACCGAATTGACCCGTAAAACATCCACGTTCAAAACAACGTCTTTATCACATACTGTGGCGTGTACTAACTTATCGTAAAGCACATTAATAACTTTATTAAACCGTTCAACATAACCGACCATTAAAGAATTAACCAAAAAATCGTCTGTCACAAATTCCGATATTCCTAAACTGTCATCGACGGAGTCAACTCCATCAACCAAATAAATAAACGGCTTCTCACACAAAACAGGAATATTATAATATCTAAATAACTTCACATATTTTAAATGCGTATCTGTGGGTGATGCAACGATGACCTTATCCAAACCTTCAACAAACAGATCAAAATCTACCCACGCTTTCAACCCTACTTCGTTCGGGACATCGACTAAATTGGCGTACTCCCACATAACGTCATAGACTCTTATCTTATCGATCAAACCTTCTTTCTTCAAAGACTCCAAAGTCTTAAGGTGAATTTTCCCCATCTTCCCGTAACCAATTAAGCCAACAACCATTTTATTTTTTCTCCTCTTTTTTAAATACGTTAAACGACCCACCTATTTGCTCAACTAACGTTTGATTATCTAAATTCGAAATTAATTCTTTCTTTATTTTAATGTCTTCTTTAGACCCATCCAACTGAGAAATAGCCAAACATCTTACCTTATCTGCGGATATACGCTTTCCAAATTTATCATAATACACTGTCATTTTTCTAACCTAACCTTTACCCATTTGTTAATTTTGAATTTAAGAAAGAATAAAAAACCAAAATACCGCGTATAAAAATCAACTACAGAAACATTAAATTCATTAATGATCTGATATTTTGTTCTTCTACTTTCAAGCAAATAAAAATAAGGATTATAAAAAGACACGCTGCAAAAACTTATTTTGTTCGCTTTAAGACAGCTACACAAAGCATTCAGCCTATTCGACAACGCTTTAGCAGGCGCCATTACAATCAACCTAACTCCTAATTTATTGAGCTTACTTAAAAACCTACAAATACCACTCCGAATAACACCTCTTGACGATTTATCAGACTGTTTAAACACGACATACCAAGATAACCTAACAGTCAACATTTGTTCTTTAACCTCTCTTCCATCAACACCCAAACTTTATTTTTTTCCTTATCCCTCTCGATAACCTGCATACAAGGGAGATAATCTATCACAGTACGTAAAAACTTACGTCCAAACTTAGAATCGACCCAAAAGGAATTAAAACTTTTTAATTCATTATCTCTTTCAGCTCGCGTTTTAATAGCAGCAATCAACAGTAAGTACGCTCTAACAACATTAACACTGTACATCTCGTTCCGTTACAACGTCAAGTATTAAATCTTTTTTCCTTAACACATAAGGACTGTTATCTATCCAAGAAAATGTAGGCAGCCTATTTTTAGGTAATTTAGAATACCCACAATTAACAAATTCAAACCACGCATACACTTGCATACCTGTCGGATATTTCCCATCCTCTCTAATTTCAGGAGACAGCATCGGCATACGCACAAAAATATAAACGTGTTTTAATTTAAACCCGTCAATACCTTTTAAAAATATTTTATCGAACCTTTCTTTCCCGTGCAAATAAACTAAAGGCATGAGAAAAAAAGTGCGCTCCAAACAAACTGTAGATGCTTTAATAATAAAATCAGTCGCTATTTTAAAAGGCGGATTAGTTATAATAACGTCATATTTTTCATTTTCATTAAAAAAATTAAATGAGCTTACTCTAACGTCTGCCCCTTCTTTCCTTTGATCAATATCATAACTACTAACGGACACGTATCCGTTATCCATTAATACTTTTACAATCGCACCTTCGCCACACGCAGGCTCTAGTATTCTTTTACTCTTTTCAATACAAAACACGTCTATACCCTGCTGAGTCATGCTGTAAGGTGTTTGATAGCCATCCGAACCGATACGCTGACCTCGGTTCACTTTAGAAAAACACTTTCCTTTTCTCACCTTTTCTTCAACTAACAGACTGGGAATGTCTGCGTCAATCTCTTCTATACCCATTATTTAATAACCTCACTTTCAATTTTTTTATTTAATTCTTTGTGAATTCTACTGTTTGCTATTTCAGTGTACGCAGGAGAAATTTCACAGCCCTTAAACCGTCTATCTAACCTAACAGCCACAGCACCTACCGTACCTGACCCAGAAAAAGGGTCACAAACTAGATCACCCTTATACGATAACAGTCTAATACACTTATCCGCCAAATCCTCTGAAAAACAACACTTAGTTTTAGGTTTAGTTTCGTTCTTTATTTCCCATATCCCACGTGTCAATTTTACAAAAGTATCTTTATCAATATCGGAAACGCCTTTTTTATTTTTCTTCCACTTATCGTTATAAAGGATTAACAAACCTTCATTAGGTGAATTTACATAAGGCGCGCTTGCAGACAACCAACTCCCCCAAGCAGACGCTTTCGCTAACGTCCTATCAAACCAAACAGCCACACTGTGATGTTTAAACCCCATCGTCAGAGCTATTTCATTTAATCGCATCAAAGGCGCTGTACGTTCTTTAGCATTTCCTAAAGATAAATAGTGATTTATGACTATTCGACCATCCTCTTTAAGAATTCTCTTACACTCACGCAACCAAACACCACACCAATCATAATAAGCTTTCCAAGATAATTTATCTTTATAAACATCGTACTCTATCCCAATATTATAAGGCGGACTAGTTACAACTAAATCAACAGAACCGCTCTCTATATGTGAGTTAAGAAAATCAACACAGACAACTAAATTTTCTTTTTTCATTTCTTTACCAACCACTCCTTCAATAAATTTCTTTCGTCTAACGTCAACTTTAAACTAACTTTAGATATCAGATTAGCAACTTTACTTTCTTTTCCTTCCCCCCAACTATTTATAACGTGCGTATCGACCTCCATCGGAATAGGAAGAATTTCTAACTGAATATTGAAAACTTCTTTTACAATTTCGGATACTCTTTCTACTTCATTTTTAGGGCAGTCAATTATTATACAGTCGTGAATGGAGTGTACAATAATGGCTTTTAATTTTTCTTTCTTTAACCTAACAGATATACGATTCAAACATACACACGTATACAAGGCCGCAGGCGTCTGTATTTTCACATTTCCTGCTTGTCTCTCCATTCTGGCAACAGCCCAAAAATCATCTATTGCAATATCAGGGAATCTTCTCTTTGAATTAAAGATAGTCCTCACATACCCATTCTTCCTCAAAAACTCATTCGTCTCTTTAAGAAAGACCTTAACTTTTTTCATACTGCCAAACCAGCGTTCATAGTATATTTTCGCCTCTGATAGCGTCTTTCCTGTTCTTCTTGCCAGTGCTTTGATCTGCATTCCATAAATAATTCCAAATGCAATTCTTTTTATTGCTGTTCTTTCTTCCTCTGTCGGAAATTCACTTTCTAATTTATCAAACATCAAACGCCAAGTAGCAACATGAGGGTCTATATTATTTCGGAAAGCGTCTAACAACGTTTCTTCCATAGCAACTACAGCCAATACTCTTATTTCAGCCGCTTTAATATCTGAATAAACAAAAACATTCCCTACACTAGGAATGTACATCCCTTTTATTATCCCGTCTTTAGGTATGTTATGTGTACAGGGATTACTGCAACTTACTCTTAGTGTCGCTGTCCCTGTCGTATTATAATTTGTATGGATAAACCAACATTCACCTAACTGTCTAGCATTATTCAAAATAGCTTTCACAAAAGTACTGTGTTGTTTTGTAAGATAACTATGATCTAACAAAAGATTAGCGATGTCCGCGGCTTTTCCTTTTTTCTCTCCAATATATTTTAACGTATCGCCATCGATACTAAATCCAGTCTTTGTAGCTTTTATCGGCTGACATTTTAACTCTTTAAAAAACAGATTCTGTTTTTTTTGCCCACTCTTTAAATTAAATTCATAACCTACTTCTTTATATATTTCTTTCTCTACTGCTTTTATTAGTCTGAGCATTACACGATCAACAGCTTTTACTCTCGGCATATGGACTCGCATACCGTCAAACTCCATTCCGGTAAACACTTTGCGAGAAGGGTGTAAGATATTATTGCTTAAAGAAGACATACCTTCTTTTCTCAATTCAACATTAAACTTCTCGTACAGCTGCATAGTAGCAACAGCGTCTAACGCAGCATAAGGGGCTAACACGCTTCCTGGAATTCCCTTAAAACCCTTGATTTTATTATCTCTACGATACTCGTCCAACACGTAATCATACCCTCCAAAATTCAGATTACGCCAAGTAAGATTTTTTAATCCTTTATAAAAATTCTCATCGAGTAAATGAGCGTCTAACATCGTATCGTGAATTTTATCATTTACCCGAAAACCTTGACTTCTTAACAATTTTATATCGTAAGCTGAATTGTGGAATACCTTTATAGAATCACTAATCAATAAATTCTGGATTCCTTTTCTTATTTCCACATTGTCAACGTCTAACTCTTGTAAGTCGATAAAATAACCTTTATTCCCGTACTCTAAAGCAGATAATGAAATTCCAGTCAACTTAGTCTGCCACCAATCAAGACCTTCCGCCTCAGTATCTATAGCAAAATAAGGTAACTGACAAGCTACCTGCATAAGATTCAAAGCTTCTTTTTTATTTGTTATATGGTATGTTAAAGGATAAATTTGAACAGGTAATTTCTGACAAGACAAACTAAAAGCCAATTCCAAGTCGGCTATAGTTTGTTTAGTAGGAAAATGAATCCCATTATACGCAGATAAACAAATCTGTGAGGGGTTGTACGCAGGCACCACCCAACAATTCAAATCACGGTGCCATAATTGTTTCCCTCTCCATTTAGTTATACCAGACATCCCACCGTCTTTTTTCTTTTCTCCTTTTTCTTCGTCTGTCACTTTCACACCGTCAAGATAAAGAAGAGAATACAAAGGAATGTTGCCCATAGCAACAACTACTTTAGGTTTCATATCTCGAATCGTTTTAAATAAGTACTGTCTGCAATTTCGCATTTCACCGACAGACGGCTTCTTATTTTTTGGAGAAGCGCACTTCACTGCATTATCAAATGCAATTTTACTTTTATCTATTCCAGCAGGCAACAAAACTTGTTTATCTAAATATCTCGCATAACGCCCTGCAAACGGTAAACCCTGACCGTCTGATTCGTCGGTAGGGAATTCGCCTACAATTAATAAATCAGATTTTTTATTTCCTGAAAATGGCATACAGTTATTTTTAGCATGTTTGCATAAACGATTACAGGAGTCACACCTCATTTACCAGACTCCCTTTTTATCATCTTTTCTCTCAATTGATTAAAATAATTTAACCACGATTCCACTATAGACAAATCTGCGTTAGACGAATTAAAAAAATGAGCGAAAAATTTAAGCGTAGGATAGTGCCCATAACGCTGCACAAACGTACTCAAAATATTATACAGACAGTTCGTATGCGCCTCTTCCATCACATCGTGTATAAATACCCGAGAATCCCCCTTTTCAGTATATAAAAGAAATTGATCCCCCTCCTCTAATAATAAAGAAACCGCACTCCGAATTTCAGGTCTAGCATCTATATACTTTAACGAAATATCATCAACAGGTACATTGTCTATTGTCACTTTTTCTCCTCTAAAAAATTCGGTGCTAAAGGAATCGAACCCTTGCTGTCTATCTCCGTTTCAGACAATCGCGCGTATTACTTGACAGAGCAAACACGCAAACAATAAAAATCATTCGCCTGTTCTCCGCGATCACGCTTCCACTGCGCAAAACACCGATTTAAAACTTACTCTTTTAACATAACGATTACTGTATCCGCAATAAACCGCGCCACTTTACTTTTTATTTCATCACTTACAACATAACGGTCACCAAGCATTTCTTTTTTCATTAAACCACTAGCCAACTCTAACACGTCTATTTTGTGTTGTGTAACAAGTTTCTCAGCTTCCTAGATAACGGCTTCTTTTACCCACTCGTGAATATCGTCTTTCGTTATTTTCAATTCGTTGTACATAAAATTCTTAAACGTTAGCCATTTATTTTTGTCTTCGTTCACTTTTACTTTTCTCCTTTTAAAAAATAAAACAGTACAGGAACAGAATTGAACTGTTCACATGTCAGTATAGTGTGTTTGACCTAACAACAAATAAACATAAGATTACACCATCTACGGTCAGAAAACACCATTACCGACCGCAATTAAAAACTAACCGCTTACTTATTGACTGCATTCCCAATCTGTACTAATTACATTATCGTAAAAAATAAACAAAAACTTTAACCTTTAACTGAAATAATTCAAAAGACTTACCATTTTCTTTTTTTCCAACAAATTCATAAACCCCACAGTGTCCGTCTTTAGACAAACCTGCTCCAAACTTTCCCCGTTTATTTTAGCAGAGTCGTACTTCATCAAGTCATACGCAAATTCCACCTGTCTCTTACTTTCCTTAAATTTATCTAACCACTTCGACCAAGTATTAACTTCCGACAGACTCCAGTCAGCACTCAGTATAACGTCAACTATAGATATTTTATTCTGTAAACAACTATTACAAATAAACTGTGCTAGTTTGTGTGGAAATCTGTCTACCCCCTAACGTTATCACTACTGTCCCCCGTCAAAGATTTATAGATCACAATTCGCCAAGGCGGAAAACCTAATTCTTTTTCCACACCCTCTTTAGACTTAATTGTTTTTAAATCAGATTGAATTCTGATTTTATCCGTCGTCAAATACTGAAACCAATCTTTATCGTTAGATGACAACAAAATATTTTTAGTACAAAATTGACTAACAAAATAACCTGCGAGGTCATCCGCTTCAACCGTTGAACCTGTCACCTGTGTAACACCTAACAACCGTAAACCTTCTTTAAGTACTTTTATACTCTCGTTAAACAATTCATCGTTCCCTTGTTTCCTATTTCTGTTCTTATACTCAGGATACATTACTTTACGGTAAGACATTTTACCTTCCCACAAAACATAAATTTTAATTCTTCTTACTTTCTTTCGCCACTCTAGAATATACTTGAAAATTCCATAGGGTGCACCCATAGGAACACCGTGATCGTCACTTAAAACAGACAACGCATGATGATACCTTTTTGTCAAATTCATTCCATCAATCAACAAAATATCTGGAACAAAATCTAAATCTTCTTTAATTAAATCTTTCATTATAAACCCCTCGCGTTAAATTCCGCTATCACATCCCCTAACGTAACAACTACCAAAACAATCGCATTACACCTTTTCATATTTGCTTTAAATTCAATTTGATCTTCGCTTAAAACTTCTGACTCATCTTTTTTAACTTCTATCTCTAAACGAATTCCTTTTTTTGTTACGCCTGAAATATCAAATTGACCTTTTTTACCGAACTTTCTGTAACCTCTAGCGCCTACAGAATTTCTATAAGCGTAGTGACCTCTACTATTCACAAATTCGATTATAGGCTTATATCTATCTACTTCTCCCATTAACCTAACACCTGTTCCTTTCTTCTTTTTACATTTTTACGTGGTTGAATAACGACGGGTTCAACTTTACGTAAACCTTGCAATTCCTCGTATCTACTCGGCGTCATTATCGATTCTTTGATATAACCAGGGATAAACTGTTTATTCATATTATAAAACTTTTGAAAGTCAGCGTCTAACACGTAGGTAACCGCCGTATCATCTTCGCTTCTCACCGATCTTCCTATGCTCTGCACAAAAGATAAAGCCGTCTGATAGCCGTACCAACCTTTATCTATTTCAAGTCTTCTTTTTACCCTCTTGTCCCCTAACGAAGGATAAGGCACTTTAACAATAATCTGCAACCTGCTTAAATCGCCAAACAGGTCAAGACCTTCCTTTAGTCCAGACGCTACAATAACACTCCCTTCTTTTTCGGCGTGTACTTCCAACATATCGTTCACCGACGGAAAATCTTTATTGAACGTTAAGCGCCTATCTTTTAATTTCTCTTTAATGTAATTAGCCACCCTCTCTGACACCGTGTGAATAATTCCTTTAACGCCTTTATTTTTTTCTAAAATAAGCTTTAAAGCTTTAACCATTAAAGGCAATGTGACGTTTATATTATTATAATTCATCGAACCACAAAACGACATCAATATCGGTCGATGTACAACAGGGAAAAAAGAAGGGATAGAAATAAATTCCGCTTCGCTTTCTTTTATTCCGACTGACTTACAAAATATTTTTTTATCCAACACTGTTGCAGACATCAACAAAACTTTCTGACCGTACGGAAACAAATGTTCTACAATAAATTGATCAACAAACACCGGCTTAAAAGTAACTGACTGATACATACCTTCGTGATTTATAAACTCATGAATAAACTCATTTGTTTTCTTCTTTTTAAAATAAACATTAATCTTTAGGATTAACTCTTTTACTTCTTCTAACTCTTTAAAAGTTTCATTTGTTAACTCTTCCAACTCACCTAACAAATCTTCTTGTTTTTTTAACTCTACTAAAACACCTGTCAAAAATTCATCGTAGTCATCCACCCTATCAAAATTAGGGATTATTAAATTCGGCTGCCTTTTATTACTCACTGTAAACGACGTGTAATTCAAAAACTTATTCTCTAAAGCATGGCACTCATCACAAATTAAAACCTTTCTGTCAGAATAACAACCTATATTCGATTGATAATAAAAAGAATCAAAATTGTGTACTGTTATCCTCGCGTCCTCTGCTTCCTTTAAAGCTAATTTATACGGACAATCCCCGTGCTTGATCGCCTTGTACAATTTACACAAGCCGTCTGCACACGTTCTACGCTCACCACTTTCTTTTTTTTCTATACAAGTATACGCTCGGCGACCTTTCATAACGTACATTTCATCTTTAAAGTCTTTAGCGTATTGATCCTGCAATATCTTTTGCACTGTGAGAATATGCGCATTACCAAACCACTTGGCAAAAGTAGCCGCAATTTGACTCTTCCCTGTACCCGTAGGACTCTCCAATATTACAAACCTAACACCCCTATTAAATGCGTCTTCTACTTTTTCAATCGCCTCTTTCTGTCCTTTCCTGAAATCAGGCTTACCGAAAAAATCTATTGCACGTGTTTCCATATTTTATTTTCCCTTACTAATTTTATTGTTGATTTACTAACACCAAACAAACCAGAATAAAATTCATCTGGCTTAACAAACCCATCATCTTTCATAAGCTTTACGTTATCTACAGTTAATTTAGCTGTACTTATCTGTTCACCTTTCGCTTGTCTATTTCTATCTTTCATCTCTTGCATATTTTCATCGTGTGTCCCTAAGTGTAAATGTTCTGGATTTACACACGTTCGATTATCACAAGAATGTAAAAGTAATTTTCCCTTCATTTCTTCGATATCGATATTGTGATAAAGAGAAAAAATAAAATGAGAAAGCCTGTACGTTACATTATTAAAAGACACTTTAGGGTAACCGTCTACGTTAACGTTATGTGACACACAGTTCAAACAACCGCCTTCTTTTTTCTTAACTAACAGAATATTTTTCTTACAGTACTTCCAACAAACAGCTATCCCACCATGTTCAAAAAAATAACCTCGCTCTATCGTATAATCATTTTCCTTAATCGACTCTATCGTTATCTCTTTTCCCTGAAACACTCGACCATTTAACTCTACTAGTTCCATAAATTTACATATTCCTTTCTCACCTTGCTTAAATGCTCTAACACACCGTATAACAAAGCGCCCACAAATAAAATAGCGTACCGCCTGTGTTCTTTAGGTGAGGCTTTATCAAAAGTAGAATGGTGTCGATTGCACAAATTAACACCGTTCTCTGTAATCAATCTTGTATTTTTATTTCCTCTTCTAAAAATGTGTGCGGCTTCTGACTTACTACCGCACAGAATACACTTATAATTATTTTTTTCTTTTACTTCTCTACTCCATTCAATATCGTTATCTGCTTTGTGTAATATTGAATTCTCGAATTCTATTTTTTTCATTTAAAAACCAATTTGCATCAGATTACCAAAAGGATCAGCTCTTTCACAAGCAAAAACTACTGGTCTTTTCTTTTGCGAAAATATAGCTTTATCTATTTCTTCCAAAGATAAACTTACACTTTCAACCGCCACGATTTCAGTCACTTCCGATTGCTCCACCATATTAATCTCCTGTACAATAATCGTATTCACGACATTTATTCTCCCCGTCTTCTAAAACCATTCGCAACTTACATCCCTCATTAAAATCTACACCCCTACACAACCAACAAACTTTAGAATTATTTTTCTTACGCCTAAGTACATCTCTTTTAAGAGCCTGCTTAACAGACTTATCGATCGAAACAAAAAACAAACATAAACCTAATTTATTTAGCGCCGTTACAGACTTCTTATAGCTCTCTCCCGTAATAAAATTCACAAATTTATTTCTTTCACTATTGCAATGGACTTTTACTTTACCAGTATCCAATATTTCAAAACAAGCACTCTTACAATCTTTACAAATCCCCATGTGTAAAATAACCTCCTCAATTATTTTTTTATTGTACTTTCGCCATTAACCAAACTTACACTGTACGAAGTATCAAACACATCTCTCAAAGGACTATGACTTATAACAAAAATCTGTTTGAAATACTTTTTCAAAACTTCCACAATAAAAACAACCAACCTATCTCTTTTTAATTCCGACAGATTAGCCGCCACCTCATCTAACATTAACACATCTGTATTAATCTTTAACTGTGAACGTAAAATAAAGGATACCGCCAAACGCACACACAAAGGAAGTAGAACCTTTTGACCTGTACTTAACTGCTCATATTCTCTCGAACCCATAACGTCTGTCAACTGATAACTTATTCCTGGCTTTCCTCTGTACTCTATATCCTTCACTTCAATATCACCGTCATTGAAATATTTATAAAGCCTTGACGCCTCTTTACTTATTTTATTCTTCAAACCTTTTAAAAGATCAAAAGGAATCCCATACCGTGAATACGCTTTACATAACAACAAACACCCGGCAAGATCGTCTTTTAACTCTGTTATCCTTTCTTTAACTCCACCTAACTCTTTAGTCAAACTCTTTCGTTCTTTAGAGATAGTCTGTAAATCTTTTATCTCGACAGACAATACCCCGTAAAGTTTTTTACCTTCTGATATTTCGGTATTTACTTTTTCTATTCTCTCTTCGATATCTTTTGATTTACCGATTGAAGTATTCAACACTTTCACTTTTTCTTTTAAAGTTATTAGTTCAGGATTTAAAATATTTAAATTCTTTTCTATTTCTTTCAAATCCTGATTTATTTTTACAACGTCATTTGTACACGTAATTAAACTATTATCTACGCTACCTAACTGACTGACTAACTTTTGTTTATTAGATAATAAATCTGAAATTTCATTCAATCTTGTTTTTATCCGAGAAAGCTTAACTCCGCAATTCTTTACTTCGTTACCCCAAACAACTAATTTCTCTTTATCTACTTCGTTCCCACATAACGGACATTCAGGTATCAGGTTCCCTTTACCTGATAAAGCTTTTTCACTTATCAACAAAGAAGACTGTCTCAAATCCCGATCACCTACAACTTTCCCTTGCTCCTGAGTAAGTTCAGTTTGCTCTTGTCTAATAATGTCTTCATCTTTAATCAACTCTAAAACTTCGTCTAGTTCCACAGTCAACTGTTTTTTCTGTTTTTTATACTCTATAACTTTTTCATTTATTGTTTTTAACCGCCTAACAAATGAATCTTTGTTGTCTGAATAAGTTTTTATTTTATTACTTACTTCTATAACCTTTTTATTATAGTTAATCAACTCGTTTAACATGGTGGTTACAGACTTAAATTCTTCCATCAACACATTACGTTTAGTGTTTAATTTTACAGTCCCACTTTCCAACGATTCCAATTTTTCTTTTTTACTTTTTATTTCTTTGTCTGTTCCAAGCGTATCACTTAATCTTTTTGTTATTTCGTCTAACCGACTGTTACTTTCTGTTATTTCATTTTGAATTTCTACTTTCTTTTGATTGGCTTTTTCCAACAATGTGTTAAACACATCCACTTTAGAAATAGTCTGCAAAGTCTCTAACCTAACAGAAGGTAACACGTCAATCAAAGTGTCACTTACGCCCGACCCAAAAAAACTAACCAAATAAAAATTATCCGCTGACATACCTATCAACTCTATAATCTCAGCTTGTGCCTGATTACCTGTAGACAGAATATTTCCTTCGCTGTCAAGAAGATTTAAAAACCCTTTTCCATTAGACTTCACCCCCCTAAAAATTTTGATTGTTTTATTTCCTTCAAACGACAAAGTGCCTTTACAAAACATCTCATCCGTTCCGCATTTAACCAGTTTATCGACTGACACGTCAGATATTCCGTATAACAAATAAGCTACAGAAGAAAGAATAGCACTCTTGCCCGCCCCAATGTCCCCACTAACGTTAATGACGTTACTGTCAGAAAAATTAAAAGCGACATCCCGATACGATTTATAATTATGCAATTCCACATTAATTAACATTCGCAGTTATCTCCTTACAAATTCTCATTGCGCTTTTCTTCACTCTCTCCGTTACACCTTCCTGACCGCCTAACCAGTGTTTAAAAAGACCACTATAATTTAACTGTTCGTAAAGAACTTCTTCTTCTATCTCATCCATTACGCTGACAGCATTTTCAATTATTCTTTTTTCAAATCTAACAACTGTACAAAACGGCGTCAACAATTTACGAATTCGTACTTCGTCTACTTTAGCGATACTATCAGAATCGACAATGACCTTTACAAGTTTACCTGTCAATTTACTTTTTATTTCTTTCGTCACTTCAAAATCTGTTTGCGTTAACAAGTTAACATTTAACTCCCCGTATTCCGTCACAGGCGTTTTGAATTCTTCAAACTTCCAACTTAAGTCTTTAACGATAACATAACCTTTAACATCGTTCACTTCCCCAAAGTCATTAACAATAACCGAACCACAGTTCACGATTTCTTGCTTTCCTTTTTTATCTCGTATAACAGAGTGTCTGTGTTCATGCCCAAAAATACCTAATTTAAAATCTGGAAAAAACCCCTTTTCGTATAGCATCGCATTACCCGACTCCAAAGACTGTGTCTCACTCGTCAAACTACTGTTACACGTCTGCGCATGAGTAATCAAAATATCAAACGAATCTTTTCCAAAAAGTTTTTTGCATAAATCTCTCGGTGAGCCGATCTCCTGCAATTTACTTTTAGAAAAATGAGGAAAAAATAAAACCTCTTTGTCGTCCACTTCCAATAACATAGGATTATGCAAAACTATATTTATTCTTTTTCCTTCACATACGTGCAACACCGGCTCCAACGCCGACCACACAGAGTCGTTATCGTGATTCCCTGAAATTATTATAAATCTAACACCTTTGTCTTCTGCATATTTCATTAACCTAACAATCAGCGTATGAACATAAGACTTAGGATTTACTGAGTCAGACATATCTCCTGCAAACACCAACAATTCACTTCTTTTCGCCGCTAAGTCAACTATTTCAACTGCTCGATTAAAAGCATCCTGGCACTTTGTCGGAATTTCTCCATTCGGCGCTATATTGTCGGATGATAGTCCTAAGTGTAAATCTGAAAACACTAACATTTTTATTTTTCTCCTTTCTCTTAAAATAAGTTAGCTGCCAATTATTCCAGACAGCTAACTTCACTCAATTACTGTGGGTTATTCTAAACCGTCGGTACACCCCTGATTCATAGGTTATTCTTGTCTTTTGGTACACTCTTACTAAACAGGTTATTCCCTCATTCCGGTACACTTTCCTATTCTGGTTTATTCGTATTTATCGGTGATGCGCTCTCCCTAAATACTCTTCTTCATAAGGTACTCTTACCTCAAGACCTTCTAACGTCCGCCAAGCAACATACAAGTCTTTTAAAAATGCTTTGATCATGTAACGCCTAGCAGCACGGTCTCTGTGCCCTTTACTTTTCCCCCACTCTGCTTGTTCTTTTCTATTTTTATAATCGTCATAAAACTTTCTGTAGGGAGAATTAGACTTAATAAAACTATCAGCTAACACACCGCACATCCTGGTTCTTAACCAGGAATTAAAACAAGACGTTTGACCTTTGACAAGCTTATCCTTTCCGGGAACTAACCCGGTAAACGCACACATCTTGCTAACAGTTGTCGCTCGTTCAATATCGTACTCTGATAAAATTACAGCCGCTAACATCGGGCCAACGCCTTTAACGTTAACCAGGAATTCTTTCCAGAGAGGCGTAACACTTACCATTTTCTTTATTGATTTTTGTATTGTCTCTTCTGTCTCTCTGGCAGTGTTAGACCACACATCGATCAAACTATAAGCGTCTGACAACATCGTGTAATCGTCACCGACTAACTTTTGTTTGGTGCCGTCTTTTTTTCTTTTCAGCCGGTTATCACTTAACGTCCTCACGGCCTGCACGTCGTAATAAGTCTTTACAAGCAACCTTAAATGATGATAAGGTCTCGGTCTGAATTCTTTCTGTTCTTTTACAACTTCGACAGAATTCTCTTCCTTAATTTTGCGAGTTCTTTTTACCGCTGACTTTTTCGGCACCTTTTTTACTGATTTTTTCACTGTATTTTTTACCGGCTTTTTTTCCGGTAATGCTGACTTGGTTTTTAACTCCATTTAATTTTTCTCCTTTCGTTTTATTTTGGTTCAAACCCTCAATATAATTATCGACTTTTTCTGTCAAATTCTTTAGTGCATTTATCACATTTTCCGAATTATCCAAAGTGCCGTTCTTTAAATGTAATAGAATCTGGTTGATATGAAAAACAATCGCCTGCCCTGAATAATGCTTGTCTATGTCCTCGTGCACTGCCGCTGTAATAGTAGTTCCCTGTAAATGTCGGACACTGGCTTTTAATGATTTCTTTTCTCCTTCTTTTTTACTGTCACCGGATTCATTAACCATTACGAACTGCTCTGTCCAGGAACCTGCTAACTCCTTTGTTATTCGGATAGCGGCACTCGCAACATCTAACGACACACCTAAGTCAATCATACGCAACAAAAAAGACTTTTGCTCGTTAGGCGCTAATGGCAATCCGTGATGGCTGTTTTCCCTGGCAGCATCCAACACCATTTCGATGTGCGACCTGTACGTTCTAAAAACGACGGGCACCTCTTTTGACATGTTATTTTTATAAAACTTTTCATACGCACGTTTCCGGTGATAACCACTAACCAGTGTTTTTGTTTTTTCATCTAACACTAACGGTTCTAATCCGTCACCCACGGACAACACTTGAAATAATCTGGAAACGTTCATAATACATATTCTGCGCACCATGACAGTTTCATCTTCGTTAATTTTACCTAATGGAAATTTTACAATTTGCTCTTTTGACATTTTCACTTTCTCCTTTCTTTTCAAAAATAAGTTAGCTGCCAATTGTTCCAGACAGCTAACTTCACACACTTATACTATGTTATTCCACACATCCGGTACACTCTGCTTCGTTGACTTATTCTTCGCCTTTAGTACACTCTACGGAACTCGGTTTATTCTCTTCTCCTGGTGCACTCATTTTACCTGGTTTATTCTTTTTTTCTGGTACACTCGCTAAACGTGGTTTATTCACTTGCAATGGTTCGCTCTTTACAGACAACCTAACACCGTCTGTATAAAATCAGGCTCATCTTGCAATTTTTTTTGCAGAGCCTTTTTTGTAAAGGACACACCTTTGATTTTCAAAATCTCAGCTGTACTTCCTTTATCTTTCTTAAATGCACCAAACTCATTAGCATAATTAAAAAAGTCTTTTTCTTTATCGATACCTTTTCCATACTCGATAAAATAAGAAGCTAATTTAAAAGGGGGATAAAGTTTATTTTTTACCACCTTTACGTTAGACTCTATCCCCGTCTCAACCTGTTTGTCAGTCAATAAATCTTTTTCTTTTTTTGCACCTCCTCTTGGAGACCTTACTTCCAATCGGTAAGAAGCATAGAACTTTAACGCTGCCCCCCCAGGTGTCGTTTCATTAGAGCCAAACATTACACCCATTTTAAAACGTATTTGATTTATAAAAATTATAACCGCCTTCGATTTACTCACTCTAGCGTTTAACTTTCGCATAGCTTGAGACATCATACGTGCCTGAGCACCCATTTGCGCCTTCCCAAACTCGCCGTCTATTTCAGACTGAGGTGTGAGAGCCGCCACTGAGTCTACAACGATAAAAGGAATTCCCCCTTTTAACATTTCTTCAACTACGGACAAACCCTGCTCCCCACTATCAGGCTGATTAAAAGACATAGCTTGAAAATCCACACCCATCTTCTTAAAATACTTAGGGTCTAACGCATGTTCAGCGTCCACATACCCACAAGGCCAGCCAAGCTTTTGTGCTTCCACCAAACAACTCGTCGCTAAAGTAGTCTTCCCTGATTGCTCCGGGCCAAATATCTCCACAATCCGCCCACGCTCAAAACCGATTTTAGGCGAACCACTCAGCGCCATATTCAACATAACACTGCCAGATGACACACCGTCAATATTCCCGGCTTTTTTGTTGTCGTCTAACACCATTACCGTATTAGCGCCTAGTTCTTTATTTATTTTCGCATTTATATCTTTGATGAAATCTTGGGCGGATTGCTTTGACATTTATTTTCCTTTTTTCCCTCTAGCGTAAGTAGTTGCTTTCGGAGCTGGTTTTTTAACAGTAGATTTAGCTACGGGCTTTGAAACCGTCTTACCTTTAACAACAGGGTTACTTCCTGGCTTACTCACCGGAGCGCTTGTTTTCTTTTTAGGGGTAGGCTCTACAAACGGGATATCGTCAACAAAATCGTCGTCTGTCGCTTCTTCATTTTCTTCAACAGTATCAGACAGGTCATTAATCGTGTCTTCTGTCACTTCTTCTACATCCGGCTCACTCCCACCAACGTCTGACGTATCCATATTTTCGTATTCCAAATCAGCTTCTCCACCTAACACGGTATCCTGTAGCAAAGTCATTACAGACTCAATCTTTTCCAGATCAACTTCAAAATCAGAATCGAGATTAAATTCGTCTTCATTAT